CTCAGCAGGTGGTGAGACCCACCTAAGGCGTAGCTTGAGACATGTACACAGCTATTTTCAGCTCATATCGAACTTAGCGCGGAAGCCGTGCCAGACCGGGTGGCGAAGTTTATCCTTGATGCCGATCGGAAAGTAGCTTAGCTTCACGATCTCCTCGGCCAGCTTCAGCTTGTTGTCCCAGATCCACTGTGCCTCGTCGTCCGTCCAGCCGGTGCCAACCTTACCAGTCACGCCCTTGAACGGACCGTTAATGACCTCGACGATCAAAGCGCCGAGCGTGCCAGTGGCGGCCTTGTTGGCCTTGTGACTGCTGCGGCTCTTGTGGCCGAGAGCGTTGGTCTTGGCCTCGTTGTTGTTCTTGAGCTTCTCGACGAAGCCGATGATCCTGGCCTCGCAGTCAGCAGACGGCTTGGAACGCAGGAAGTGTTGGCTCTTCAGCGTGGACCGTCCATCCTTGTAGGGTTGGTCAGGCGACTTGAAGACTGCTCCCTCGTAGCCCAGCTCCAGAGCTTCGGCCAGGAACGCCTCGGCCTCAGCTGGCGTCTTGATCAGCCTCTGCTCGAGCAGATGCACGCGAGCTAGTTTGGCGTTGGACCTACCGAGGTCCTTGAACATCTTGATCAGGCGGCTACGACGGTCCGAGAAGGATAGGCCGTGGTACGCAGGACCGCACAGGTCAAAGATCCACCAATGGATCTCTGGCCGTCCTTCGTGGGTGCTCAGGGCTGAGCTCGTCAGGTGACACAGCCGGGCACCCTTAGGCGCCGGATCTGGACCGATCGTCAGCTCGCCATCAAAACCGTTCAGTTCCACACTCCAGGACTCGAACCAGTCGATCGTGGCCTGGTTGCCGAACTTCTTCAGGCTGCGTGGCTTCAGCTGGTCGTCTATCATCAAGGCCCTGACGCCGTCCACCTTGTACGAGCCATAGAGCGGATAGGTCAGCGTGGCAAAGTCGACCACATCCTCAGCGAGCATCGGCTTCATGGTCAATATTCCTCAATTTCTAGGATCTCTACTGGCCTGACTCCATCACGGTAGTCCACAAGGGTCTTGTAGCCGGATCTGTCCTGCCGAACGTAATTGTACCCACGGCCGATAAGTCCTGGGATGAGGACATTCACAATCGTAAAGGTTTTGCCACTGCCTCTAGGTCCGCTAACAACAATCTTGGTAGTCATGCTCATGACAACTTCCCCTTACCACCACACATAGTGCATACAAATTTGAAGGTACTGAACCCATTATTCTGGGTCATGCGGGCACCAGTCCCATCGCAGCGAGGACACTTAGTGCCTCGAGCCGCTTCACGGAGTGCGTGGAGAGCAGATCTATTGGATGCTAGCGTCTTCCCCATAGCGACCTGGCGCAGTGCCTGGTCTCGCATATCGGTGACAGCTTGGAATTGTTCGGTAGACCCTCCGAGGTCTGGGTGGGCGGTCTTGACCAGCTCTTTGTAGCGGGCGCGAACTGCGGCCTCGTCAGCGTCGGATGGAAGGCCTAGTGCTTCGAGACTCACAGTTCACGCTCCGTAGTTTAGGCGTTGGGATCGAAGTCGGGGATCCGTCCTGCCTTGGCTTCTTCGATCAGCATCTCGAGAATGTGGAGACCCTTCTCCAGGTCCTCGATGCCGTTCTTGTCCTTCCAGCGGCTGACGTACTTGACGATGCTGTGCTCAGCACCACCAAGTCCGTTCCGCATAGAGTACTCAAACGGCTGGATCGCCATCTTCTGGTAGTGGTCGCCGCCGTGTTGCTTCAGCTTCCAGGCAGCGTCTGATCCGGCAACGTTGCCTTCGTGGCGGACCGGCTTGATCGGCGCCCTGGCCATCAGACGTTCTTGTTGAGCCAGGGGATCAGGTCCGCCTTGCCGGTCGGGATCTCGACGGGGTCGACGATGACCTGGGTCCTCTTGAGGTCGTGTGCCTCGATGATATCCTTCTTGGCTGCTGCCGCCTCGGACTGGCTGCCGGCATACACCGGCTTCTGGGTCTTGCCTTCGGGCAGCTGAACGCCCTTGGCGATATTGACTACATATGCACGCATGTTCTGTTCCCTATGCAAATCCAGGAGCCAGACCGTCTGGCCGAGCTCCTGGATAGTTCGCGTAGCTTCCGGCGCTGTGGAAGCTTATTCGGCGACTGCCGCCTTGACGTCGCGCATCAGGTCGCGCAGTGCGTCGCCGACGAGCTTCTTGGCCTTGCCCTCGGTGTCGAGTTCCTTGGCGCCGGCCTGGGCTGCCTTGATCGTGTCGGTCACAGCGGTGAGCTGTTCCTTCTTCGCGGCCTTGACTGCCTTGTCGATGATCTTCTGGGTCTTGTCGTCGATTGCGTCTGCCATGACGGCCTCCTTGGTTTGAGTTACAACTTCAGGAGATTGAATTTGGTCGGTCTCCATCAGCAAGACCATCCGTACACCGCACGGCGAGCGAGTACACAACTATTTTAGAATTTTTTGCTCGTGCTGCGCTTTTTTGTTGCGGTCTCGTCGAGATGCTTGATCAGCGTCTTGCGGTCTGCGGCTATCCACTTGGCAATGTTGCGCAGAATGTAGAAGCGGTCGGCACCCAACGGGCCGGGAAGATTGTTTCCGTCGTACGCAAGCGGGATGCCTGAGCGACGGAGCTCTCGGCCTAGGCCATTTGCTGTTGTGCCCGTTCGCTGCTCTGGATCGTACAGCGACAGCAGCTCCTTGTTGGTGAACAGATCCTTGTCAAGGCTGATATTGCCCAGCTTCAGGACTGAGTCTGGATCGCTGATCAGCCGTGCCACCCACTCGCCGAGGTCAGACTTGGTATCAGCGATCATCCGCTGACGGGCCTGAGTCCGACGGGCTGGAGCCCTGGGATTGAAGTCTCCTAGGTCTAGGTTCAGCAGATAGTGGAACAGAGCCGATGGTCCAGGCCCTCGTTTCATCCACTCATCAAACCGTTCATAGAATTCATCCTCGAGCGGGCCGACCTTCACCTCATGAACGAAGTAGCGGCGCTCGTTGTCTTCCATGAAGAAGGCATCAGGGTGGTTCGAGGTGAACAGGTAGTTGATGTAGTCCAGGATCTCGAACGTCGGAACGTACTTGATGTTGATCCGGAACTTCTCCTGAGTGATCAGCTTCTTCAGCATGTCATTGGCGTCACGCTTTGAGCTGCCAGTCACCTCGTCACCGAGGGCGAAGGTCTTGGCCTCTGCCCAGTCGTAGTTCCCGGCCATCAGATCATCCTTGCTGATCTCGGCGAAGTTCCGACCGTGGATGCGGCCCATCATGTAGCCAAGCAGCGACTTACCCGTGCCATGCTTCATGCCATAGACCACAGCCGCCGTGTACAGCTTCGTGCCAGGGTGTTGGAGAGGATACGCCAGCCACCGCTCGAACCACTGACGGTCTTCCTTGTCGGCTCCGGTGAATAGGTGGTCGAGCAGCTGCTTCCACAGACTGATGTCACCCTTGACCGGCTCGCAGCCCCACCCACGCCAGATGTTGAAGGCAAAGCCACCATCGTTGTTGGGCACCATGTCCTCGTGGCCAGGCTGGTAGACCAGGTTGGTCACCTCTCCACGGAGCGGCCATCCGAGCCACGCTGAAGCGGCCGAGACCTTCTTGTAGCTGAACTCACCATCGGGCCGCATCAGCTGTTCGGTGTAGCTGATTGTTGAGAACGCGTGGCTCTTGAACGCCTCGGTCGACAGCTTCTGGTGGCTCTTCCGGACAACAATCAGGCCTGGATCCTGGACATACAGGACCTTCTCGTTCAGCCGCCAGAGCGGCCGTGACAAGCCGAGTGGTTCTGCCTGTGCCAACAGACCGCGGAGCATTCCCTGCGCGTCTGGGGCGTTGACCAGCAGGTCGTCCAGGCCAGTCTTGCCGTCATCCACCACGTCCGGCAGCGACAGAGCGTAGACCAAAGCTCCGCGGTCCGTCAGCTCCTCGGCCAGCTGGTTCATGGCCAGACAGACGTTGGGGTTGGTGCGGAAGTCGCTGTCAAAGCAGATGTAGACGTGGCGACGGACCCAGTTGATCTCCTCTAGCTCCGGCAGGAACGGGATCCCTTGGCGGATGGCCTTGAAATTGAAGACGCCACCGAGCCCGATGGTCGGGAACCCTTCCTTCGTGGACTTGGCCGCCTTCAGCTCGCCCTCGGTGATGATCAACGGTGTGTCGAAGTCGCCCGCTATCTTGAACCAGTCGATGCCGTTGATCTGCGGGAAGTACGCAGCCACGCCGGCTTCAGGTTCATTGACGTACCGGAGCTTCTTCTTGTCCGTCTGGCCAGCAAAGCTACCAGGATCATCCACGTCCTCGAGGTAGCGGATGCGATAGAATGGAGCCCAGCCTGGCCTCGGCTGCAACGGCTCGCCGTCTAGTCCATAGTACGGGATCTTCAGACTCGCCTTACCAGCAAACGAGTTGTGGAGGCTGGCTGTGGAAAAGCCGGACAGGACCTCGATGCCGAGCTGGTTGGCGTCGTCGAGACTGAGGCCGGATGACAACAGCTTTTCGACGCCTAGCTTGATCTCAGCTGGAGAACCCTTCGGCAGTTTGGTTTTGGTGGGTTTCTTTGCCATAGGTCAGAGGTGCGGAACCTCGTCTGCGTTCTGCTGCAGGATCTGCAGCGCTACGCTGACGTCGTGACCATCATTGACGACCTGGGTGATCAAGTTGACCGCCTCCTTGATCGTCTGGTGAAAGGTCTCGTTCTTCTGGATCATGATCAGCTGAAGAACGGCGGCCGTGTCGAACGTGGTCGACTGGTCAACACTGAGCTTGGCATGTTGGATCGATGTCAGCCTGGCCACCCGCTGCCGAGCCGCAAGAAGCGGCATCATCTTGCGGACGTTATCCTCAGCCCCTCCGATCACAACCTGACCACCGGGCAGAACCCCATCAACAAGCTGAGCCAATTCGTTTCGGCCGAGGTCCGACCGTTCCTTGAACCACTTCGTCACATCACTTGGTCTAAGCACTGTTCCATCTCCATTCAGCGGATGGCCGCTGTACCCTAGCTAGCCATGTCAAGTAAATAGGCACTAAAAAGCCCTGCCCGATTGCTCGGACAGGGCTCTGAAGGGCCTAGAGGCCAGGCTTAGGGGATCGCAGCCGGGTCGTTCGAAGGACGGGACTCGACGACCGCCTTGGCGTCGGTCTTTGATCCTGCCCGAACAGTCGAGAAGCCGAGGGCTGCGAGGATGGCCAGGACCGTGGTCTGCAGATCCTGCATGCCGTTCAGGTACATCAGCACCGTCAGCAGGATCGTGATGGCAGTGAGCAAGTACGTCTTCTTGCCCTGAAGATAAGTCAGCATTGGGTACCTCCCGTTAAGAAAGCAACCAGGTGGTCGGTCCCGGCGGCTGGAATTCCGCCGTACCGTAAAGCTTTGAAATTGTACATGGGCGCCGACCGGACACCGCTGCTGAAGGAGACAGGCGGCGTCGCGCGCTCGCTGGCTAGGACCTAGTCCTCAGTGCCCGATCGACTAAAGCTGATGTAGCCTAGACCAAAGTCCAGGTACACCAGCTTTATCGCCTCGCCAGTTTAACCGGCGAAGACGAACCGTTCCCGCCACCGTTCGACCGTGGTGGTCTTCATCCTGGTATCGCCGGTGATGCCATTCAGGACGGGGCGGTATAGAACACCCGGCCGCCAGACGCCGTCCTCGCCCTTGTGGTCGACGTCGATAGCGACAAGCTCGTACAGGCCTCCAGCGTAGCGATAGGTAGAGCCAACAGCCATCTGCTTGTCCTCATCAGGAGCCTTGTCGAGGAACCGGATCATATCCCGGACCTGACCAACCGTGATGTTGGGTCGATCAGCTTCACCGAGGCGATAGACCATATCGTCGGTGAGTTTAGCTGCGTTGATCCTGGACTCGGCACTGCCGAGCCACAGCTTAAGCCACTCGACCATCTGGGCCATTTGGTTGTTGAGCGCAATGGTGGTCGAGATGCCGCGCTTGAGTGCAACGACCGGAGGGATGTGTGCCTCCCAATTCGTAACGACCGGCTCGAGGATCGACTCTACGACATGCTGCCATGTGTGCTCAATGTGTCGAGCAGTTTCGTTGAGTGCGGCCGTGACCTCGTTGGCGATATCAACTTCGGACGATACCGACTGGATGACAACATGCTCAGTCTGAGTTCCATCAGTCGAGACTCCGACGATGTCAAACCCCTGGGTGGGGTTAGAGCGTACTGCGAAAAGCTTGGTCTGCATTAATCTGCTCCTTGGTCTTTTGGTGGTGTGCCGACCCAGAGGCCGACGGGTGGGTGAATGGTTCCGAGCACGCGGAGGTAGATCGGCGCGCCTGCGATCAATGCCGTGATCTCGTCAGGCGTCGGCTCCCATGCACTGATCATGGACTGCTGATCGTTCTGGTCAACGTGATCCAGGATAGGAAGACCCGTGCACGGTCCGAACTTCTTTTCGTCCCAGTCCTTCGGCTTGGCCAAACATCGGGTGAAGCCGTCGATGGCACGGATGATCATTCTTCAAGTTCCCTCTTCAGTTGGTGGAAGATCTCACAGTCTCGTTCAGCCAGCTCAGGCGTGTCAAAGCCAGTCTTGAACCCGACAAGGTAGCTGCCCGCCTCACGGGCGTCGCCTGCATATAGCAGCCACGCCCATTTGCGACCGGCTCTGGCAAGGATGATCTGGTATCTCATAGGTTGGTCTCCATCAGCGTTATCTTCCTAGCTCGGCTTCAAAGCGGTGTACATATGCATTTTCACGCAGTAGCAAATAATACGCTGGCCGGATGGTCCGGCCTTGCTGAAGGAGAATACAATGACCACAGTTTGTCTGTGCGGTAGTGCACGGTTCGAGGCCCAGTTCAAAGAGGCCAGCACTGCACTCGGTCTGATGGGCATCGTCGTCATCGGTCTGAGCTCGTATCCGTCCGAGCATGCGGGCGAGAAGAACTGGTACGGCCCTGACGAGAAGGAAATGCTCGACCTCGTCCACCTCGAGAAGGTCCGCATGGCTGATGCGGTGCTGGTGATCGACGGCACTCGGATGAGCGGCAACGTCTCCGACGCGTACGTTGGCTTCTCGACAGCTCGCGAGATTCTCTGGGCTAAGATGCAGGATAAGCCTGTCATCAGCCTTACGTCGTCAAAAGGCTGGGGCAACATCTACGAAATGCTTCAGTACCGGTTCAATGAGGAGTGGTTCGAAGACCATCGTTGGCTCGTTGCCCACTCCCACGCCACTCTGAAGATCAACGCCGGTGTCGACGTCGTCAAGGATATGGCTGCTCAAGGCGAGCACGACATCTTGCATGGCGGCCTGTCTGCCATGGCCTGCCAGATCGACGGTGCTGCTGGCACCTACGCTCAGCTCGTGCTCGAAGCAGCCGGCCTGGATCCGTTGTCGTCCATTCCGCCGAACGTTCCGGTCTTCATGGGCGTGGGCGGAAATCCGTTCCCGCCGGCAGCTCCGACCGGCCTCGTCGAGGCTGAACCGATGGTCACGATCGAACGCCGCCGTTTAGTTGGCACGATCATCATGGCCCAGGCTCTGTCCAACATGCTGGCTCGGAAGCCGAAGAACAGCCGTCGTGACGTGATCGACAAGATCGACATGATGATCGATACGATCTACGAGTCGTTCGGCGTCAGCCGAGAGGAAGTCCGTACCGCACTGTACGGAGACGACGGAGACGTCCTCGATAACGAGGTTCTCGAAGCGGGAACCCGTCTGGCTTCGTAATTACTCAGGCGGTGGGCTCAGGCTCACCGCCATTTATTTTACTCTGTATGAATTTGGTGGTGTACATATATCAAGCATGGCGTTAGGCTTACACATCTGCTGCGTGGAGATTGTTATGTCCTTTGCCTACAAGGCCGTCCTGGTCGGCTACGTCCTCATGTTGGTCGTGGCTTTGTATACCCTGATCATGCCCGATCGCTACCAGCCGTCTGAGAGGGTGATGTCGCTGATCGTCGGCTTCTCGTTCGGCTGGTTCGCAGGCTCGCTGTACCTGATGATCACCAAATGATGTCGGAGCCATTCTGGTGCAAGGAGTGCGAGACAAGCCGATGGCTCAGTCCCACTCCAGCCTGGGACGGAGACATGATCATCGAGTGCCCTTGCGGCAAGCACCACCATCGTCAGTTCGAAGCAGGCGTTGCCGTTTCGTGCGAAGTCGTCACCACTAAACCGAGAAGGATAAGGCTGTGAGCAAAACAAGAGTGTCTTTTGACACGACCGAGGATGACGCACCTTTGTTCATTAAGGCTGTAGGGTTGGAGCGCACGACCTCGTCAGTTAGCATCTTTGCTACGAACAAGCGAGGCGACGACTACATCAACCTTGAAATACCGATCAACAAGTTCGTCGGGGCTCTCAAAAGCTTGGGTCTGAGGCAATGACTTACTACGAACACCGCTTCATCACAGACAGCATGGCCGTGGTCCTGGTCGACTGCAAGCTTGGGTCTGAGGGCCGTGAGTGCGGCGTCTATGTCGTTGACGTAGAGTCCTGCATCATGTTCGCAGACCGCTTTGATAACGGTTGGGAGGAGCGTCTGGTTCTGCTGACCGACGACGAGTTCACCAGGCTCAACGACGAGGTGGCTGAGTCTGATGAGGCCATTGAAACTTGGGAAGATAGGGGAGGGTACGATGATTAAATACAGCGCCGTCCTTGCTGTTCAATATAGGAACCAACAGCCGCGAGTGAAATGCTGCGAGAACCGGGCAGTAATGAGAGCTGACGGCATCCCTTTGTACGGAACTCATATCAACAAACCTCCGAAGCAGGTTTTGCAACCAATGCGAGAACTGTTTCTGACTGTGGAGAAACTCTGATGGCTACTAGCAGAAGTCACAAGGCAATGGTTCGTAGGACCAACGCCAAAGGCTCGCCTTACTGGGCTGGCATTGGCCCATGGCGGAACAGCGTAGACGCGGCCCGTAAGGATGCAGATGCTCACAGGCTCGAACATAACCCCGTTGCCAAGATCCGGATCTATACACTGAGCTCGGAGGAGTATAATGGCTAAGAAGCATTGGGCAGACCGTCTTAGCTGCTACGCCTGCGGTAAGGTCCACCGCAACATGAACGAGGAGGCTCGCCATCGTCACAACTTCCCTGCTCTATGCAAGCGCGGGAAGCAGTTCACTGCCTTCATGAAGGAGAATGGCAATGGGTGATACGTACTGCGTATTGTGCGAGACGTTTAGTATGGGGATGGATTGGCTTGTCAGAACTTACGGCCAATCGATCACCAAGCTCAGCACGCTGAGCGGCACCGGGACCGTTATCCTGCACAACGTCGAACGGCGTTTCGTCATCATTCCTCAGGACCGTGCTCTGGACCGCCTGCGCGGAGTCCAGCTGATGGGCTTTGACACTGTTGGCTACGTCGGAGTGTCTGCGATCCACATGGCCACATCGAGGGTTCGCTGATGCCTGATGCTGTAATCCTTACGTGGCCACGCCACGTGCGCTATAATTGCGCCGATGACTGTGTAGGTTGCTGGTGCTGCGAAGGCGCTCTGCTGTCATGTGTGGTCTGCAAGTGTGCCGAAGGTACGCTGCCGACTGAATGCCCTGGAGAGCCTGTCAGCATGGACTACCAAGATCTGATCATGGCAGGTAAGCTGGACTACACTCGCCGCCATCGGTGGCATGACCCGAGAGGCTTACTATGACCCATCCCCATCTGTGGTGGTCCGACGAGACCATAGCCAAGAAGATGACAAAGCGTAGGCTGTCTTGCCTGCGTTCTATCTCCCGCTTTGGTATTGTCAGCGTCGAGCTTCAGTACGGCAGGAACCGCTACTGGAAGATCTACACTGTGCACAGCCTGACCGAGCTGGTCGATAGCACCAGCGTGGTTCTGTGGCTGCGGAAGATGGGTCTGATCCAGCGGACTTACCCCGGCTCGATGGATTATAAACTCAGCTCGCGTGGTGTTCAGCTGCTCTGCTACGTGTCCGGCCTGCCGTACCACGTCAACTGTCGGTGCTCTGCTAAATAATTTGCGTCTTATGAAAATAGCTGTGTACAAGCTTGATAGATTGGTCTAGAAAGGATCATCAAGTACGGAGATTGTCATGAACGCAGAGCTCTTCGCAAAGTATGCCGCCCAGATCCAGGCTAAGCAGGCACGCACGGCTGCTAAGCTTGCAGCTGGCGATCCATCCACGGTCGCCATGTTTGCCATCGCTCGAAAGGATAAGTGATGAAAACCCCCAAGCTCTCCTTCGCCAAACAGCCGCGAGAAACCGGTCTCTGCGCCATAGCCAACCCTTATCCTGAGACGAGCATCAAGTCAGACCGCAAGAAGGTTGGCCGCATAGCGCCGCCCAGTCGCTTCGGAGAAGACAACTGGCGGATCTGGCTGATGGAAGCCAAAGAGCCGACTGTGGACGAGCCTGCGCCGTTCAAGTGGATCAAATTCAAGGCAGTCTTCACCGACGAGCCATCTGCTCGCGCGTGGCTGAAGGCTCGGTGGGGCGTGCTCACCATGGAGCGCAAACTGCACAGCAACGACTGACCTAGACAGAGCCGCAGGGCGACCGCGCGTTGATTGCATGGTCGCCCTTTATACCCCTTCTGCGCATTGCGCTTCTGGGATAGCTCTGTGTCAGTATCGTTTGTGCTTTGTGAGGTTGTACTGGCGCAGATCCTCGTCCCTGGCTTCTCGGTCAGCCTTGAGATCTTGCTTCGTCATGCTGCGCCGCAGGCTGAGGGGCACTGGTGCTCCTGGCTTCAGACCTCGAGGATCGTCGGGCCACGTCACAATCGGCTGATCGCCTAGCATCCCTGCGAACAAATTCGCCACAGGCCTCGCCACGATGTCATCATTGTGACGATACAAAATGACGTTCGGATACGCCAGGTGCCCATGCACGGCGGTATGAGCATATCCTGCCACCGTATAAACCTCGCCAAGGCAGCTCTGCAGCTCTGTTCCCACAGCGGGCACTGGATCCGGGATGGACGAGTCGCGTGGACGACCGCGTGGCCGGGCTTTTCTGCCGACCTCAGGCACGTATCCGAGCACGCTTTGCAGCTCTGTGAACTTTTTGCGTTGAGTTTCAGACAATCCGTCCTCACGCATCTTGGCTCGCTCTTTCGGCATTGCCTGCATAAAAGCCTTGCGACCGAGCTCTTGGAGCTCGTACATTTCGCGTAGCAGCCTTGCTTCTTCGTAATCGTCGCTCGTCAGCGGACTGAGCGCTTTGTCTAGGCGGAACATATCAACTTCCTCTCTGGGCCGCGTGGTTGTGGTTGGAACAGAATAATCCGTTTGCGGGAACAGAATATTGGCGCAATACGTTTGCGCACTGGGCGGTGCAGGCCCTGAATGGGGAGCACCACCAGGATCCGCGTGGCGCGGTAGGAACAGAATTACACAAAAAAGGCCTCCAGCTACCCCTATACAACCCTATATATACCCTATCCATCCCTATTAATATACTATTACTAACTCTTTAAAGATCCAAGAGTAGTAGATATTCTGTTAATATGTTCCAAACGGCCGCTAAGTTGTTGGCCCATCAACGTTTTCTCCGATATGAACAGAATATCTGCGTGGTACGGAATACGGTAATGTGTTCCATTCCACCCACTGGACCGTCTGGGGCTGCCGTCGGCCCACCCTCACATCAATTTAGCCCTTCATGTACGGCCGCAACGCTGCATGATATGTCTCGCCACCATGAATGGAGGCTTGATACAATGAGCAAATCGACTGTGAATGCACCGCTTGATGCGCCTGGTGAGGCCGTGGCCAAGCCTAAGCGGTCGCCCAAAGGGAACCGTGTCAAGCCGTCGCGCAAGATCAAAGATCCCGTCCTGCGGTCAGAAGCCTATGTGGCCAACACTGCAATGACTCACGTGGAGCGCTCAAGCGAGGGCAAGCAACGTGCTGCGCGGCTTCGTGAGCTACTTGAACCTCACAATGAGGCTATGATCCAGGTCATGGTGGACATAGCCATGAACAAAGACTACGAGGCAACCAAGAACCTGCCTGAGGCGAAGCAGCGACCGAGCATTCACCCTTCAATCAGGCTTGAGGCTGCGGACAGGCTGCTCACACGGCTTCACGGCAAGCCAAAGGAGACCGTGGTGCACGAGACAGACGATGCGCCTAGCGGTGACGAGGTGCTCGGTCTGCTCAACAACATTCTCACGGCGGTCGGTGCTCCGCTGCTTGAGCTGCCAGAGGCTACGTGAGCAGCAGCGCGGCTGTGAGGTAGGGCACACTTGGAGCTTTGTGGCGGCGCTGCGTGGATGCGGTTCACGATCGCTCTGCGGCTGTGCGGCGTGGCGACCTAGGGCGCGGTCCCCCTTGCACCGTGGTCAGACCCCGCCAGCCGCCCGGTAGCACTGCCAGGAGATTTCATATTTACATGGTGGTGTACAAGCAGAGTCTGCAGTGCTACTGTGCCGCCATTGCTGAAGGAGAAAACACAATGGCTTGGTATATGATTAGCAACACGCGATGCCGCAATATGGACAACGCGATGTCGAACCTGGATCATGGACGACGGTGCCCGGCAGTTATCCGCAGGAGCGACGGGTTCTACGACGTTACACGTCTGTCTCGCAAGCCTGTTCAGCCCGGCCAGTTTGCATTCATCGTCCAGGACGGTGAGCACGTTTATAACGAGGACACATAATGGCCACGGTCACACTAAAGCTGACGCCTGCGCAAGCAAAGGTCGTCTACAACGTCATCGACGGCCAGCTCGACGCCGGAGCGTGCGAAGGTGGCAACACCGAGGAGGAGTCCGAAGCTCTGTCCCGCGTTGCGGATATGCTTTTGAAGCAGCGCGACAAGTGGAAGTCCATAAAGTTGCAGGCGGGTTGAAAATAGCTGTGTACAAAAGGCTCAAGCCTGTGCTAGACTAGCAAAGTGCAGAGTCGCACAGCTGAAGGAGACTACCATGGCCACGCCACTGAATTATAAGCTGCCCAAGCCATTCGTTCTGATGTGCACCGTCACGCCGAACGAGAAGAACAAGCTGACCAAGCCGCTGCTGATCCGAGTCGGTCCCGCTGAGTCTGTCGACGAGGCAAAGAAGCTGAAGGCTGACGATCTTCGCGCAATGGCAAACACGTTCGGAGGCGTTCTCGAAGGCGAGGACACAACAGGTCGCAGCTATCGTCTGTTCAAGGCAGAGTGGTCCGAGGTTACAGACCAGCTCTGACACAAATCTGCCGGGGAGCCAGGTGCTTCCCGGCTATTTACATAGCTGTGTACAAGCCTTGGCCAAGGCTATAAAGCGGCCACTCCACCTGCTGAAGGAGCCTATGTGATCATCTTTCTTAGAACGCCGCCTCAGGTTACTGACCAGTCTATGTACGCATCGAGCGTACTGCCAGATGACTGTCGCAGAAGCCCGCAACCAATCTCGTTCTTCGTCGCTCATATCAAGGAGGTGCGGCCGTTTATGGTCTATGACCAGGACAAGTCGTCTCCAACGCTGAGCGCCTACAAGCTCAACGGCGCTGTTATCACGACAGGCGACGGCGAGAACGGGTCAACCATTGTTATCGAGAGCTATGACGCAGTTCTCGAAGCTATCAAGGATGCAACACGATGATCGGCAAGGTAGCAGCGCTCAAGGCGGCCGCGGCTTATGGCTTCGCGTGCTTCGCAGGCTATGAGGTCCATGAACGGGTCGTGCCGGCAGTGAAGCACTACGTCGCCAAGCGGAACGCAGCCAGCCGGCCGCATCGTCCGCACCCACCCAAGCCGCCGAAGATCGACACCAGGACGGTCTGTCCACCGGCTGTCGGGATCACCACGCTGGCCGAGCCGCTGAACTACAGCCGCTCGCTGGTGCCGATGGACGACGACAACGTGCCAGCGACCGACGAGGCCAGGGATCTGCCGCCCGAGTCAGCTCGCGCGATCAGCTATGGCCAGGTCCAGCCAGGCTTCGGATCCTACCACCCTCCTGTCGGAGGCGGTGGTGTGCTCGTTCCAACCAAACCGGTCGATAAGCCAACTGACGAGCCGACTCCGGTAGCTGCGGTGCCAGAGCCTGCGACGTGGCTGACTGCGATCGTCGGCTTGACCGGCATCGGGTGGGTGCTCCGCGCAGCTAAGCGCAAGGTTCACAGAGGAGAAGTGACATGACTGGAATGAAGATCTTCGTCGCAGTGTTCCTGGCCAACTTGGCTGCAATTCTCACGGTCTATTACGTGACCAAAATTGCTTTCGAGTCGGCATACACAGACCAGCTTCTCGAGCAGGCCAACACGGTGTACGTCGCGCCCGATCCAAAGTAGTCAGATGCACCTGGCGTTCGGCCAGAGAAGGAGAAGACCATGCATAAGAACTGTCGTTGTTCACTGGTTCTCGCAGCCAGTATTCTCGCACTCTCGGCCTGCAAGACCGATCCCGCTCCCGTTCCGGCCGGCACTGCAGGCGAAACGACGTGCGGCTCCACCCAGGTCGGCCAGGTTCACTGCCAGCCGACGCACGATGCGCCCGAGCCTGTCGTCAACGAAGTTCCCAAGAACTAATCGAGCTGCTGAAGGAGATAGCTAAGTGGCGTTACGTGAAATGACTGAGGCCAGGGACATCATGCTTGATGCTCCGAGGAAAAAGAAGCCGGCTTTGTGGCTGGTTTCTCCTCAGGCCGAGCAAGAGCTGAGCAAGGAAGTTCAGTTCCCGATCCGCGGCAGGCTTCATGGTTTGCCCATCCGCGTTATCGATACGTGGACCTGGGGATGGGTCCTGCTTGATGAAGACCGCGCACGGCGGCTCGGCATCACGAATTACGACTAAACTCGGGCCTATCCCATTCGCCTTATGGCGTGCGGCGGATTAAAGAGAGGCCCATCAATTCCGCTGGCGAGGATTTCTGACTGGTGCTGGTGTGTGGTCGGGTATGGTACACCCACCGACCATGCGCACTCTCCAGGAGATCCTCGCCAGCATCCCGAAGGACCAGGCCCACCTGGTCGCTCAGACGCTGAGCCGCCTACCACCTGCCTTGCAGCAGAAGATACGGTACACCTGGCCGATCAACGCCAGGCCGGCTCAGCTCAAGCCAGTGAACTTCCCATGGAAGAACTCCGTAGATCCTAAGGACGCTCATCGGACCGAGCTTGACTGGTTCGTATGGGAGATCCTTGCAGGCCGCGGCTTCGGTAAGACCAGAGCAGGAGCTGAGTACATCCGCGGCGAGGTTGAGGAAGCCCAGAAGCGGGGCAAGCCGATCCGCTGTGCCTTGGTAGGCCCGACTGCCGGTGACGCTCGAGACGTTATGGTGGAAGGTGACTCAGGCATCTTGAGCGTGTGTCCGAAGGACAACATGCCTCGGTACGAGAGCTCGAAGCGGCGCCTGACCTGGAAGGATGGGTCGATCGCGACGCTGTTCTCGGCTGAGGAGCCTGAGCGTCTTCGTGGTCCGCAGCATCACGTAGCATGGGCGGACGAGCTCGCAGCCTGGTCTGATGCGCAGGCTGTATGGGACATGCTCATGTTCGGTATGCGCCTGGTGCGGACCAGGATCCTCGGCCCACAGATCTGCATCACGACCACGCCGAAGCCAGTGCCTGCGCTGGTGAAGATCCACCGTGACAAGCGCACCTTCGTCACGACTGGCTCCACGTACGACAACCGTTCGAACCTGGCGCCGTCGTTCTTCGAGGCGGTGGTCAGCTCGTACGAAGGAACGCGGCTGGGTCGTCAGGAGATTGCAGGCGAACTGCTACTTGACATCATGGGTGCTCTGTGGGGCGCCAAGACGATCGACGAGAACAGAGTGGCACCCGATGCGGTGCCGCCGTTGATCCGGATTGTTACGGCCGTCGATCCGTCTATCTCCGAGGGCGACAATGCTGAGTCCGGTATCATCACGGCTGGCATCGCCGCTGACGGCCATGTCTACGTGCTGGCCGATGACTCCATTCAGGGAACGCCGATAGAGTGGGCTCGGAAGGCCATGGCTGCGTACCATCGGCACGGCTGTGACAAGATGGTCGCGGAAGCCAACAACGGCGGTGCCATGGTCGAGAACACCCTTCGCACGACTGCTGGCTTGAACAACTACGGGCTGTACAACTACAAGGCAGTCTACGCGAGCCGTGGCAAGCTTACGCGTGCTGAGCCGGTCTCTGCCCTGTACGAGCGGAACATGGTTCACCACGTGGGCATGTTCAAAGAACTCGAAGATCAGATGGTCTCGTACTCGCCGGCCACGGCTGGCAAGAGCAAGCTGCTGGTGGACCGCATGGATGCTCTTGTCTGGGCAATCACCGAACTCGCCGTCAAGGAACACAACTCAGCTGCCCGCAAGGGCATGTTCGCAGATCAGTAGGAGCCTTCTACCATGGCCGTCAAACCAAGTCGCGTACCAGACCCTTCAGTCGTCGATCCTTGGGTCTACGATATGCAGCAGAACGCGCGTCTGGCCCGGACCCTGATGGGTGGCACGAAGGCTATGAAGGCTGCGGGCCAGACGTACCTTCCCAAAAACCCGCATGAGTTCGATGACGACTACGCCTATCGGCTCGAGACTGCCCACCTTCGGAACTACTTCAAGCGGACGGTGCAGAACACCACTGGCAAGCTCTTTGCCAAGCCGTTCCAAGTTGAGGGCGGCCTGCCGGTCATCGAGCCGATTACCTGGGACATCGACCGTGGCGGCACTGACATTCAGGCCTTCGCACGGGACCTGACCATCTCGGCTCTGGGTGGTTGCGGCATGGCTCTGTTCCTGGTGGACCGCGATACCGGCGGCGACACATCTGCCTACGCTGACCAGAACCGGAAGACTGCACCGTACTGGGCCAACATCGATATCATGGACCTGATCGCTCTCCGGACGCAGGTGGTAAACGGTGAGCAGACCATCGGCCAGCTGCGCTACTATAGGACGATCGAGAAGGTCATCAATGAGTTCGAGTCCGAGTACGTTCAGCAGATCCGCGTTGTCGAGCCAAACCAGTGGCGAGTCTACGAACGGATCCGGGTGCCACGCACCCAACGGACGATCTGGACACAGGTGGCAGGCGGTCCGAACACGCTCGGCAAGGTAACCCTCGTCCCTGTCTATCTCGGCCGCTCTGGGTTCTTCCAGGCGGAGAACCCGATCAACGATCTGGCCGATATGAACCTCGAGCTGTGGCAGATCAGGTCTGAACAACGCCGGTCGCTGCAGGTGAACTCGTTCCCGATGCTGGTGGCTCTGAACTATGAAGGCGATCTGAAGGACATCGTTATCGGGCCCAACTCGATCACCGGGATCAAGGGTGAGAAGTCGGAGCTGAAGTTCATCGAGTCTAACGGTCGCCACCTAGAAGCCGGTCGCCTGGAGATCAACGACCTCATCGATCAGATGCGTGCGTTCGGTGCTCAGTTCGATAAGCCGGGCGAGGTTGGCACCGTGGAGTCGGCCAGCGGTCGCATGATCGATGCTCAGGAGGCCACGACCACTCTCCAGCTGTGGGCGCTGTCGCTGAAGGACTCCATTGAGATGGGACTTGGCTACACGGTTGACTGGCTCGGAGGCGACTCCAACAAGCTGGAACAGACGGGCGTGGTCACGATGTCGCTGGACTTCACACGTGTCCTGTCCGAGGCGGCGATCAAGGTTCTGCTCGAGGTCCGCAAGCTCGGCGACCTCAGCCGTCGGAACGTTCTCGAAACGCTTCGTCAGAACTCGATGCTGCCCGAGGACTTCAACTACGACAAGAACGAGTCGGATCTGGAAGACGAAGCGATGACGCTGCCAGCCGTGACGCCAAAGCCGACTGCGCCGACCAATGGCTGATACCGTCAACACGCTGATCTTTGACCAGCTCATCCAGCATCAGATCTACCTCGAGCGGTTCAAGACCGGCGAGCTGTCGAAGCTGCAGGTGTTTCTGCAGCAGCTCATGGACGACGTTTCTGGCCAGCTCGGTGCTAGGTTGTCAGATGCGAAGAACGCCGGCACAGTCCGCAACGCTCGGCTCGAGGCTCTGCTCAAGGACATCGGTGAGCTGAGCGACAAGGCCGCCGAGCAGATGGCAGATGCGACCCGCGACCAGCTGAAGGACCTGGCGAGCTACGAGGGCGGCTACCTCGTGGCTGCAGCCCGAGCAGTGCTACCGTCGGTGGTGAGCTTCGAGGCAGTTGCCCCAGTTCAGCTGTGGGCAGCGGTCGAAGCTCGTCCGTTCCAGGGCCGCGTGCTAGACCAGTGGTTCGGCGACTACAGTGCTGCACAGCGTGGCCGTATCGACCAAGCCATTCGTACCAGCGTGGTCGAGGGCGAGACCGTTGACCAGACCATCCAACGGCTGCGCGGTACGAGGAAGCTCGGCTATGGTGACGGGATCATCAACGGCATCAACCGCCGGTCGGCAGAGGCCATTGCCAGGACGGCGATCAATCACACGGTGACCATGGCTCGTCAGCAGACGCTGGTCGAGAACCAGGCCGTGGTCAGCTCGGTTCAGTGGCGATCGACCCTGGACGGCCAGACCTCAGAGATCTGCATTGCCAGAGACGGCCAGACCTACCCGCTTGAGTCTGGACCCAGGCCACCAGCCCATCCGAACTGCCGCAGCACCATCGTTCCAGTGATCAAGAGCTGGAAGGAGCTAGGCATCGACCTCAAGGAGGCTGAGCCTGGCACCCGAGCATCCATGAACGGTCAGGTCCCTGCAGCCGAGACTTATGGGACGTGGTTGAAGCGACAGCCGGCAGCATTCCAAGATGATGTTCTCGGTGCTGAGAAGGCACAAGCTTTCCGGTCTGGCAAGCTCACGGTCCAACAGTTCGTTGATGACAAGAAGGGTCGGGCGTACAGCCTTGGTGAATTGAAGAAGCTCCACCCAGAGGCGTTCTGACGTCTGAGCCGCGTCACTAGCGCATCCCGCCCGTGTACACGGGCTCTCCGTTCAAGATATATCCCTTGACCATTGAACGTCCATCCGGGTGGTGGTCGTGCAAGACCGGGTCAGGGGGATCCTGACCATTCAAGGGGCGGGACGCCCTGAACGGAGATAGCAATGCTCAAGGCCATCATCAGTACCCTCAACGACGTCGACGAAGGATTTCGCAGCCACTATCGGGCCGGGACGGCAGCCGAGAACCTGGACGGCAAGTTCATCCTCGATGTTGAGTCATTCGAAGGCTTCGGCCTCGAGAATGTCAGCGGGTTGAAGAACGCCCTTTCGACCGAGCGCACCGCGCTGCAGGTCGAGAAGCAGAAGACTAAGGATTTCGAGGGACTCGATCCGGTCGAAGCACGGAAGGCGATCGACAAGGTGAAGGACCTGGGGACGCTTGACCCCAAGAAGGACGTTGACCGACTCGTTCAGGAGAAGGTCGATGCACAGCTGGCCCAGATCAACGACCTCCAGTCGCAGGAATTGGCCAGCCGCGATGCGAAGATCAAGGCGCGGGATGCGCTTCTGACTTCGACTTTCCAGCGCGAAGCAGCAGTCAAGGAGATCGCCGCCGCCAAGGGTGACGTCGACCTGCTTCTGCCGCACGTCCTGCCGAGCATCGCGTTCGACCTTGAAGAAGGCGAAGGCGGTGTGCTGACTCCGAAGACCCGTGTTGTTGATGAAAAGGGCAACACGATGATCGGCAGCAGCGCAGGCAGCAACATGACGATCGCCGAGCACGTGGCCGGGATGAAGAAGAGCGAGAAGTTCTCGAAGCTCTTCGAAGGCTCAGGCCACGATGGTACGCGGGACGACGGAACCAAGCGCCCTCCCTCGACCGGTGGCAAGAAGATCATCGACATGTCGCGCAAGGAACGGTCCGGTCTCATCAGCGAGATCGGGCAGGTGGCTTATAACGAGCGTGCCAACCAGGAGCGTGCCGCTGCGGAGTAATCCACAGCACTGAACTATAACCCAACAATGGAGGCCAACATGGCTGCCGGTACGAAAACCGATTTCAAGATCTACAACGAACAATACTACGGTGGCTATTTCGAGGTCCAGCAGCAGAACGTCGATGCGTTCAATGCTGCTTCGAACGGCGCGATCACGATCGTCACCGAGGCGATGCGTGGCGACTTCGAGCAGGAGGCCTTCATCAAGCGCCTGACCGGCACTGCACAGCGTCGTGACGTCACGAGCGTTGCGCCGGTCACGGACAACAAGCTGCAGATGGGCGAATACGTCGGCGTCAAGCTGAACCGTCGCCATGGCCCGATCGCCCAGACAGCGGATGCGTTCAAGAAGATCGCAGCCGACCCCGAGGAGATGAGCTACATCATCGGTTCGGCAGCGGCAGCCGACGAGTCGGCAGAGCAGCTCAACACCGCGATCACGATCGTCAATGCTGCGCTGGCAGGCGTCAACGGCCTGACCGTTTCTGCAACGACCAAGATCGACCATCTGCTGCTGTCGCGCGCCCGCGGCCGGTTCGGCGACCAGTTCGCCCGACTCCGCATGTGGGTCATGCACTCGACCGTCTTCCACAGCTTGGTCGGCACGTCGATTTCGCTGGGTCTCGACTCGGTCGCCGGCGCGATCATCTACGGCGGCTCGCCCGGCACGCTCGGCTTGCCGGTCTTGGTGACCGACTCGCCGTCGCTCGTTATCACCGACGGTATCTCGGCTGGCAACGACGCGTACATCACGATGGGTCTGGTCGAAGACGCGGTCGCGCTGACCGAGTCGGAAGACCGCGAACTGATCTTCGAGAAGCTGTCCGGCTTCGAGAACATCATGTACCGCTATCAGGCGGAATTCGCGTACAACGCCCGCGTGTCCGGCTTTGCCTGGGACATGGCAGGCGGCGGCGCCAACCCGACGGCAGCTGCTCTCGCGACCGGAGCCAATTGGCTCAACGTCACGTCCAGCATCAAGAACCTGCCGGGCGTGCGTCTGGTCACCGCAGGCGGCTAAGCTTAGGTGGGCTTCGGCCCACCTAGGTTCCTTCGAAACGTACCCATGAGGTGGTAAGATGAAAGTACTGTTGTTCCATGCTGCGACGTCGTCCGTCGCGGCTCTGGCAATGTCGCAGGTGGCCAGCCAGCTTCGCGAGAACGGCCACTCGGTCGGCGAACGCTTCCTGCCCGCATTCAAGTCCGAGAAGGAGCCTGCCGACCGCCTGCTCGTTCTCCTCACCCCGAACCAGGCGGATCAATATAAGAACCGCGCGCTCGAGCTTGTCCAGACCTTCGGCGTCACGCAGGACAGCGGTGTCCTTTTGCCGGTGCAGCTGCCTGATGACGACGACGGCCTGAAGGACTGGGACCCGACCGAGGCTTCGGACATGGTCGATGGACCGACGGCCGGCAAGATGACGATCGATCAGGCGAAGGCCGAAGCGATCGAGCGCGGTCTGGAAGTCACGGCCGATACGACCAAGGGTCAGCTCGAGCACATGCTGGGTCTCAGCATCAGCGACAGCATCCAGGCCGATGATCGTCGGACCGACCAGGTCAACAACCTTGCGCTGGACGAGCCGCGGATTGGTGTTCGCACCTCGCGCGTCATGCCGAGCGTCAACGGCCTCGACCTCGAACGTCTGAACGACGAGCAGCTGGCAGCGGCTGCTTCGGACATGGGACTGACCGTCTCGCCGACGATGAAACGCTCGACGATCGTCAACAAGATGACGGCCATCTATGCCAAGTCGATCAAGGCGAAGGAAGACTCGGCACCGAAGTCGCCGACGGCTGCCACCGATCCGGCCAGCCACGAGCTGCCGTCGACCGAGCACGACTTGCCTCCGCTCGACGGTATGGACGTGGACCAGCTCCGCGCCCAGGCCCAGACCGAAGGCGTCGACCTCGGCAACAAGACCGCCGAAGCTTCGATCCGCAAGGCCATCGAAGACAAGCGCGCCGAAGTGAAGGAGCACAGCAATGGCTGATGAACTGCCAGACGTCAAGTCGGCAGCTGGTGGCCTTGCTATCGTCGACCCTGAGGCAGCAGCCGCTGCCCAGGGCGATGGCCTGAGGATCCCTAAGGATCTGAGCAAGGTGTCCAACGCCAAGGCGAAGGAGCTTGCAGAGGCAGGTGTGGTCGAGGACCGTGATCTGCCGGGCAAGATGTACAAGCGCAAGGCCGACGGCTTCGTTGCTCGCATCCCGAACTACACCTGGGAGGCCTATCAAGATGGGCTGAAGGATGAGTGGGACGAGATCAAGCTTACGACCGAACAGGACGCACCTGCGGCCTGAACCCTGAGGCTGGGACCTAGGTCCCAGCCTCGTTACCGTACGCGGGGCGTTCCATATGTTGATCCTAGCTCAAGATTTATCGACCGCGGTTCTTTACGCTGGTGAGCCGCTAGTAGCCCAGCTACAGCTTCAAAATCCGTTCGGCGTCGTGCAGTCCTTAGCGGGACGCGCTTTTGCATTTGCCGTCTACCAAGCTGACCGTGTCGTTAAGCTGAGCTTGCCTGGCCTCATCGGGACTGACTCGTCTGGCGGCGACTATGTTCACTTCGAAACGAACGGGTTGTTCAGTGAGCAGATGTTTACCGAGAACAATGCGACTTTGTTCTGGGAAATCTCCGAGCGTCAGAAGAACGGACGTACTGTCCTGGCTAAAGGCGTTATGACGATCGTCACTTCGGCAGAGACTAAGGGCGTGCCGAGTTTCAGCAACGGCATTACGGCGGCCTGGATTTCGAAGCTCATCCGAAGGGAGCCTCCGCAGTCTTACGTCGCTCCTTCGTTCAGCCAGACACTGGTGCCGTACGGAACACCGTTCACGACTCCAGATCCCACGCCGACTCCAACGCCGACTCCGACACCCACTCCGACTCCAACGCCGACTCCGACACCCACTCCGACGCCGACGCCCACTCCAACGCCGACACCCACGCCCACTCCAACGCCGACGACGGCAAACACAGACGAGACGTCGACTCTCGAAGTGCAAGACGTCCAGGGAGCATCTTCGCTATTTGCAGACATGGACTCCGTCCTTGCCGCAGTAGCATCGAAGCTTGCTTCGAACAACAACCGCCTTACCACACTGGGGTATTAAACCATGGCTTCCATTGACAACCGCATTACGGCGCTCAAGGCAACGTCGTCCCAGCAAACTCTTGCAATAGCAGACCAGGCTGCGCGCCTTGCGCAGGTTGAAGCCTTCATCTCCAAGACCCCGTCCGTATCAGTCACGGCTCTCGGTAGCAAAAGCGAAGGAGCTAAGGGCACGGTCACTACGTGGACCGTTACCCTGACGCTCAATCGATACGCTTACAAGGGCCCGGTCTCGTACAACTGGGGCGTTGTTGGCAAGGGTTCAAACCCGGCAGACGCCAACGACTTCGGTGGCATCCTGCCATCCGGGTCGGACATGTTCCTCATCAGCGAAAGCGTGAAGACTGTCACGTTCACGTCGGTCGGCGACAACGACTACGAGTTCGACGAGAACTTTACGCTGAACATTGCTCCGTTCATTCCGCTTCAGACTCTCAGCATCGACGGAGTCATTCTGAACGATGACGTCCAAGTCATAGCTCCGCAGAAGGTAGCGAAGATCGGAATGAATATCGCACCGCAGCGTTACTATCAGCTGTCGCGCCAACATACCAACCTTGCAGTCGGCACAGACTGGCGCAAGAATTACGACACCGACGACGGTGCCCGCGCGTCCGATAAGCGTGGTAACCTCGTGACCATGGCGGCTGGTCAGTGGTATCGCAAGATCATGATCCGTCCAGGCAAGGAAGCTCGGAAGCTCTGCATCAAGTGGACTCCGACCGGAGACGAAACTGTTGCCGAGGTCGCTCCTCGCCAAGAGTCTGGTGGCCACCCCGCTACGATTGATCAGCTGACGAAGATTTCGAACGGCCTCTATACCGTGATGTGGACGCCGGACCCCGCGTACCCTGACGAGGTTGCTCAGGTCAATCTCGCGTTTGTCAGCGCTAGCGGCAACGGTAAGGTCATGGACCTCCTCGTCACCGAATGCAACGATGCCGGCGTTCCGCTCAGCAACGAGTGGTGGCTTCCTAGTTTCGTGGATGATGTGTCGAAGCTCGTCCGACTGCGTAACCTGGACTATTCGCGTGCCAACGGCACGACGTTCATGTACAGCGCAGAGCCGATCACGTGGGCAGATCGCACGCCTGCTGGATCACTCGGAGCGTCGACCTTCTGGGAAAAGCCGAAGCTCGTCCTTGGCGGCATCACGTTCAGTGAGCCGGACTACGCAGGTGACGGTGCTTGGGGTGGTGACGGAGTGTTGATCAACGGCATGGGCAGCCGCAGCATGGCCCACGCATACGGTGCCCGGGGCAACAACTTCAGTGTCGCCATCAACGCTCCTAGCGGTTCGGGCAGTGTCACGTGGGCCGGGACTTATCCTGACCGTGTCGTCATCACGATCACGCCGCCGTCGACTGCCGTCACAGAAATGGACGTGGCAAACTTCTTCCAGAACAACCCGACTGCAAACTGGGCTCTTCGTGCCAAGACGACCAGCACGGCCGCCCCTCAGGTGTTTGCAGCTCAGCCTCTGACCGGCGGGACGTTCCCGCTGAACCGAGACGGTTGGTCGGTAGAGGACCACATCCTGCTCTGCAACAAGGCTGGCATCGATGCGCACATCTGTGTATCCTTGATGGTCTCTGACGATTACGTCAAGGGCCTGTGTGACTTCGCTCGCGATAACCTTCGGTCCGACCTGAAGCTGATCCTCGAGCCTGGTAACGAGGTCTGGAACTTCGGCACCTATTACTCGCACGGCTGGCAGGTCTGCCGAGCGATCGGGCTTCTCTATCCGTCCGATACCGGAACGGACCTCCGCCGCCCGGCCGATAATCTGTACGCGTTCGAGTACGGGTACGCGTGGATTTGCAAGCGCATCTTTGCTGTTGCGAAGGCATCGTTTGCATCGAACCCGTCTCGCCTGGTCCGGTCGACTGCCGGCTTCCAGCAGGTTGCAGATGCAGCAAGCAAGTCGACGTTTATGTTCGACACCCTCGGCATGAAAGACTGCACCGACGAAGGGTCTGTCGCTCTCTACGAGTATAGTCAGCTCGGAGATAGCACTGATGCTTCGAAGGACGGTTCGTCGCAGGGTCAGTGGATTGCAGGCCGAGCGTACAAGCTGTTCCAGTACTTCACTGACTTTACCACTCAGAAGTGCTACTTCACGTTGGTCCCCCACACCTCGACGACCATTGCAGCAGACCTTTCTGCTGGCAACATCGCCGAAGCTAAGGGCCAAGCGTTGATGTACCCGGCTCTCCGTGGCCAGGAACTCGCGATCAACCACGCTGTCGAGTGGGGTAACGAGTGGTCAAAGCGTACCAATGATCGTGGCAACGTTCTGAATACCAGCTTCTACGAGGGTGGTGCCACCGGGTTCGATGTGATCTATCGTGAGAGCTTCGGTGTTAGCTCGATGACGATCAGCGGTACGGACTTCATCCTGACTGTGGACAGTACGGCGGCTGCGAATATCGGCGGTAAGCCGGTTGTTGGAGATAAGATCTACTCCAATCGATCGAACGTCACAGGCTTCGGCGGTGAGATGCTTGTCAAGGCCGTGTCTGTCAGCGGTAACAACTGGCTGATCACGGTTGCGTCGACTGCTGCCCCAACGACAATCCCCGCCTCCCTTGGTGTGGCATATGGCATCAAGAGCCACACTGACTTGATGTTTAAGATGCTGATCGACTACACGAACTCCTACGAGAAGTATTACGCTCAGTCGTACCATGCGTCGGAAACTTATCGGCGCGTTCCAAACCTCGGGGCGATGGTCAACTTCAACTGGGAGATGGGTCTGCCAGCTCCGAACAGAAACCACAACTACCACATCCGTGTGTCGCCGTGGTCTGCTCCGGAGTTCAGCCGTCGTTGGCAGGCCATTATCGATGCGGAGCGTGGTCGGTTTGTTGCGTATCCGGTGGCTGGCCAGGCAACGAAGCCATCGATCATTGGCGCTGGTTACGATCAGACTCCTCATACTGCCACTGACTTGGTCTTCGTCAATGCCGTACCTGTAAACGAATGGGTTGTTGACGGTCAGGCAGTCTCGACAGCCTCGTCCTATACGCCTACTCGAGCTCAGGCAACGGCATCTTCAAAGCTTCAGCGTCGCCAGACGGTCACGGACGTAAACGGTGTTATTACCGTCTACATCAGCGACCCGATCACGATCCAGAAGCTGGTCAAGACCGTCCAGATCCTGGCCGGTGCAACGTCGTTCAAGATCCCTGCGGACTTCAACCCTGCCAATCCGTACTCGGTCGAGCTGCTCGGTGCTGGCGGCGACGGTCTGGTTTCGAACGGCTCGTACAACCGCGGTGGCGGCGGTGGTGGTGGCTATGCAATGGAGGATCGCAGTGCGGTTCTCAGCATTGCTGCCAACGATACGGTGGCTGTTCAGATCGGCCTCGGTGGTTCCGAGCTCGATACGTTCTTCAAATCTGCTACGATCGCAAAGGCCGCGGCTGGTAAGAATGGACGGGACGATGGCGGTTCTTCGGTAGCTGCTTCTGGCGGTATCGATAACATCGGCCGCACCACCTATGTCGGCGGTAACGGCGGGTTTACCAACGCCAACTACAGCTGGCCGTCTGGCGGCGGTGGTGCTGCTGGACCGTTCGGTAAAGGCGGCAACGGCAACAACGGGTCGACCTCCAGGTCCGGTGGCGGTGGCGGTGCCGAGACTGGTACGAACATCGTCGCGGTCAACTACGAAGGCGAGAACAACCGCTTCGGAACTGGCAAGGGTAGCTTCGGTAGCTTCTACAACGGACCTCCTGGAGACGGTACCAACGGCGGTGGCGGTGGTGGTCTTTGGGACAACAAGACCGACAACTACCTGGTCAAGCTCGGTGGTAACGGTAGCATGGAGTTGTTTGCTACCTGGACCGACTTTGTTACCGGCGCAGTTGCGGGCCCAGGCTCGGGTGGTGGTGGTTCCGGCACGGGCATCGTTCCGACCGGCTCGATCGTTTCGAAGGACGTATCCTCTGCCGGTAAGTTCGGTGGCGGTGGCGGCGGCGTCGGCGTTGCGACTGCAGCATCGGTCTCGTCGGGACGGGTCGCAAAGGGTGGTTCGGGTCTGATCATCTTCCGCTACCAGCCGTAATAGCCAACAACAATGTCTCCTGGTCTAGCGGCCAGGAGACACCGTATAGGAGCCGATCATGGCTATCATAGTTGAGGACGGTTCGGGCGTTCCTGGTGCTAACAGCTTTATCTCGGATGTGGATGCTCTGAACTACCTCGTCGACCGCTGGATGCACGAAGCCTGGACCGATCAGAATAACATCCTCGTCCGAGAAGGCTGGCTGGTTCAGGCTGCTGACTATCTCAACGCCCTTCCGTGGCGCTACCCACAATGGCGCCCAGACCAGCCGATGGCGTTTCCACAGGATGGAATTGTCGGAGTCCCTGATGGGGTCAAGGTTGCCCAGGTTCGGTTGGCCCTCCTTGCTAAGGATGGTCAGCTAATCCCGTCTGTTGTTGCGCCGACTGTTCTGAAGGAAACCAACAAGCTTGACGGTGTTGGCGAAAAGACCCGCGAGTACGCTAGGCCTCCAACCAACGTCCCCATCTACCCGTTCCTAGACGGACTGATCGGCCGTCTACTGCAGGCTACCCCAGGTACGGGGGTTCAGTCGGCTAGGAGATTGGTCGGGTGACCGATACGGCATTCTACTCTGCAATGGACTCGCTGGCATCTGAGCTCTTATCTGAGTTCGGATCGCCGGCGACTTTCCGCACCGTCACAAGGACGAAGCCCAACGCTCAGGGTAAGTCTGAGAAATCCACTGTTGATGTGGCGGGACTGGCTGTCCGCACATCTAACAAGCACGTTCAGGAGATGTTCGAGAAGACGTCGACGGTGATGATGGTGGTCAAGTTCCCAAGCGAACCTGGAACTGACAGCCTGATCATCCACGCTGGCGAGACGTGGAAGATCCAGGAGGTCAAGGTCGTCAACCCTCTTGGCACGTCGATGATCATAGCATTCGTCAGCTGCGTCAAGCCATGATCAGAGCTAGGTTCAACTTCAACCCTAGGAAGGTCGCACAGGACATAGACGAGGTCGTGATCATTGTCCAGCAGAAGGTGGCCATGCAGCTGCTGGAAGGGATCGTCAACATGAACCCGGTCCGGTCTGGCAGGTCACGTGGTAACTGGCAAGTCACCATAGGCCAGGCCGCTTCTGGAGAGCTAGGTGGTGACAAAGGCCCGTGGCCCTCAGCCCAGGAGGTAATCAATAACGGATCGGCCGTGGTGAGCTCTGTCACCACGCTAGGGGCCATTTACTTGACGAATAATGTGCCTTATATCACGGAGCTCGAGAAGGGGACCTCTACCCAAGCTCCACAAGGCATGGTCCAGGTGACGCTTGATAGAATAGGTGCTCAGTTTAACTAGGGCTTGAACGAAGTGGATTACGCTACCTTCAGAAACACGATGCGGCAGTGGTTGAGGACCAAGATCGTGTCTGTTCCGTCGGTAGCGTCCATCCCTTTGGTAGTGCCGAACGAGTCCTCAGACTTCGGCGTTGATGTCAACTACATCCGCTACAGCCTTCAGATGGGCGAGGCACAAGTTATCGGCGTCGGTACTGCTATCAAGCGCCGACGTAGGATTGGACGTGTGTACCTAGAGGTATTCGGACCACTCGATGAGGGTGAGGGCTCTGTATCAGAACAGGCCACAGACCTTGAGCAAATCCTTAGGATTGGCTCGGACTCACTCTACACACCGCACCAAGATATCACGATCTTCGAACCTTCCACCTTTGATCGGCCGGAGGGTGGGCGATATTGCCAGGTCGTGAATGCTCGTGTTCAAGTCGACCTATTTTCGTGAGGAGCTACTGATGGCAAACTTCGGCGTTACCAATGATCTGATCCTCGCGCACGTGGCTGAGACCACGATGGGCGTCACACCAGCAAATCCGGTCATGGACCGGCTTCGTGTCAATGGTGAAACGCTCGGCCCGAATGTCACGTTCGATGAGTCGGACGAGATCAATCCGAACTTCGATCTGACCGACCTCATCTTGACCGGCTCGTCGGCTGGTGGGTCGATCCCGTTTGACTTTGCCAAGTCGGCAGCGTTCGACACGATCCTTGAAGCAGTGCTTCGTGGGACGTGGAATGCTGGCGTCCTCAAGGCAGCAACCGTCAAGCGGTCGTTTACCTTGGAAAAGGGTCTGCTCATGGGCGGCAACCGGAAGTACATGAAGCTCGTCGGCACCCGTTACGGCGGCATCAATCTGACGGGTCAGGTCGGCGGTAAGCTGACTGGCTCGATCGACCTGATGGCACTGTCCGCCCTGACCGGCACCACCTCGGTTGTCGGCACTGGGTCGGTCACGGAACCTGCTGCGAACCGCATCTTGTCCATGGTCGACGTCACCGCGTTCAGCATCACTGGCGATACCACGCCACTGATCATGACCAACTTCAACCTCGGCATCAACAACAACCTCCGGATGAACCAGGGTCATGGCCAGGTCGCCGGATACGACATCGCCTACGGCATGCGTGAAGTCACGTTCACCTTCGACGCCTACGTCGAGTCGTGGGAGCAGATGGACAAGATGCTCAATCGCCAGACCAGCAGCGTCACCACGACTCTGTCGGACGGCACCAACAGCTACGCCATCCGTCTGCCGAAGTTGAAGTACCGGAACGTCACGATCGACGCCGAGGGCAACAACGCAGACATGATGCAAACCATCGAAGGCCGCGCACTGATCGACACCACCCTCGGTACGTCGATCCAGGTAACGCGCACGCCTGCATAAGGTCTGGCGGCATGGCCGCTTGACAGGGTCGGTCCGCTGGTTTGGTCGGCGGCGGATCGGCCCTAACCGACCAAACACCGGCCAGGAGCAGAATGATGGGTTTCTTCGAAAAGAACTACACCGAGGTCGACCGCCAGCTGATGGAAGACGGTGCCGAGATCGACTTTGGCGACGGCTTCGTCGTGACCGTCCGCCACAACTCGTCCGAGAAGGTCAATGCTGCCCGCGGCGTGATCACTCAGCGTCTGAAGGTCATGAACCGCAACAAGGATCTGACGCCGGAGCAGCAGCGCATCATCACCAGCTATGTCGCTGCCAATGCCGGCATCGTCGGCTGGAAGGGCGGCGACGCACCGACCTTCTCGCCCGAGTTCGCCGAGGACGTGTTCAAGAAGCGTCCCGAGTTCCTCGAGGACGTCGTCACCGCGATGACGACCTACGAGGCCTTCCGCAAGGAAGAAATCGATGACGCGGTGGGAAACTTGCCGCAGTCCTGAGCTGGGGCGTTGAGTTCGGCCCTCATCTAGAGTCACTTGAATACCAGCAGTCTATGGGTGCGGTGATCAAGGCTCTGGATGAGCGGCCGCAAGTCAACATAGGGAACGAGTGGATCTGGCAGGCCTTCAACCGGCTGTCAACCACTCGGCCCCGAGGCTTCGATCAGGGCAACATCTCATACATGGTCGTGACGCAGTATTGCCGCGACCTAGGGATGGTTACACGGGAACGTGAATTCCTCTGGGACGTCATCAAGCAACTTGATGCAAAATACCTAGCACTGGTGTCTAAGAAGACGCCTCTCCCAACACCGCCCAGGAGGTAGGACGATGGCCGACGAAACGCATGGCATTGAGATCGAGATTGACTCTCGGCCAGCTGAGTCGGGCAAGCAACGAGTCGTCCGAACCCTGGACGAGATCAAGAAAAAGACCGAAGAGATCGGCGCGGCTGGTGAAGCTGCAGGCAAGAAGACCAGCGACGGCCTTGGCAAAGCTTCTGTAGGAGGCTCCAAGGCTGGCCGTTCCATGGACGAGATCCGCGCCAAGGCCAAGGCAGCCGGTGCCGAGGGTGCACGAGCAGGCGAGTCGACCGCAGACGCATGGCGCCGAGTCTCCACAGGGATCGACCGCACCGTCGCCAGCGCAGCTCGGCTGCAGCCCACCTTTGCTCAGCTAGAGGCCTCTGCTGCACGGGTTGGCCGAGCAGATCCGTTCAAGGGTTTCGAGACGTCGGCCAACCGCGTCATCCCGTCCATCATGAACCTGAAGAACCTGCTTCTCGGCTTCGGTGCCGTGGAGCTAGGCAAGTACATTGTCAACACCGAGGCCCAGTTCAAGGGCTTCGATCAGGCGCTGCGCATTGTTACCGGTAGCCAAGCAGCGGCAGCCGAAGAGATGGGCTTTGCACAGTCTGTAGCAGAGAAGCTGGGTCTCCGGATCAAGGATCTGACCGGCTCGTACGTCGGAATGTTGGCTGCATCCCGCGGCACCAACATGGAAGGCGATAAGAGCCGCCAGGTGTTTGAGTCCATCACTAAGGCAGGCGTTGCCTACGGTCTGTCGAACGACAACATCAGAGGCTCTTTGCTGGCAGTCCAGCAGATGATGAGCAAGGGCACGGTCCAGGCTGAAGAGCTTCGCGGCCAGCTCGGCGAGCGTTTGCCTGGCGCATTCCAGGTTGCAGCTCGAGCCATGGGAACGACGACCGCAGGTCTGGGCAAGATGCTCGAGGCCGGTCAAGTCTTGTCTGATGACTTCCTGCCGAAGTTTGCTGCTCAGCTGAACAAGGAGATCCCGGCTGGTGCAAAGAGCGCCTACGCCGGGTTCAACGCCTTCCTAGACCAGTTGGACCGCGCGACTCGTGTGCTTGCCAACTCTGGCGTCTTCGACGGCCTGGCAGCCGGTGCCAAGGGCCTCGGTGATGTGCTTCAGGGTCTAGCGAACGACGGATCGCTGGCTGCATTCGGGTCGGCCATTGGCAAGACCATTCAGTTCCTCGGTCAGAACGTCGGGCTTCTGGAAGATGCTGCTATTGCCTACGGTGTCTACTTCGCCGCCATCAAGGTTGGCGTCATCTACGGCTTCGTGGCTGAGCTGGTTGCCTTGGAGGTGGCACTCGGTGCATCTTCCACGGCTGCTGCCGTCTTCGGCGTTGCTGCGAAGGGTCTTCAGGCGACGCTAGCATTGCTGACTTCGCCCTTGGTGCTGGTGACCGCAGGCGTGACCGGCTTGGTGCTGGCGTTCATGTCGATCAGCTCGGCCGGCCAAGATGCTCAGAACCTTCTGGACAAGGTTGGCAGCCAGGCGCAGAACGCGGCCAAGAGCCTTGAAGTGGCTGGTGCCCGAGCCGCTCAAGGAGCTGCGACCATTGGCAGCGTCGGCACCGAGTCAAACGGCGCTGTCCAGGGCGTGGACAACTTTGCTGGCGCAGTCGGCCGGGCTGCTCAGCAGCTTTACAATCTGGCCAAGGCCAAGCAGGCTGCCGCCCTGTCCACACTGATCGCCCAGCGGAATGAGGCTAAGTCGAACTATGACCAGATCCAGGCCAAGACCGACGCTGGCTTGAACCGTTCTGAGCAAGGTGCCACGAAGAAGTTCCTTAGTGCTCAGGGCCAGGGACTCCGTGGCATTGGCACGATCGTTGGTGCTGTTGGTGATGTGCTCGGTACCGGAGCTAGCCGCGCCGCTAAGAACCTCGGGTTCGGACCCAGTGAGGAGCAGCTTCAGAAGGGAGCCAATCAGGCCAAGGCCAGCGTCAATGCCTACGACCAGGCCATCAAACAGACCAAGTCCAGCCTGGAACAGTTCGTGACGACTCAGGACAGGGCCGCCGTGGTTGCCGCTGGAGCCACGAAGCCGAACCGGGCTATGGCCAATGCACTGGCTCAGCAGGCAGGCGCAACCACGGCGCTCCAGAAGGCACAGGCTGGCGTGGCTGTGGCCCGTGCCCAGGCCTCGGCAGACCTGAAGTCCGGTGCCATCACCCAGGACGAGTACACCCAGCGAGTCGGTGCCGCCATCAAGGCCGTTAACGACCTGAAGGATGCCACGAAGGGCCACAGCCGATCCCTGGCTGAGCAGAAGAAGGCTGTGGCCGAGGCCAAGCGCGTAGACGCGGAAGGGACCAGGAACGCTGGGACACAGCAGCGGATCACTGACCGCTATGACAACCAGCCGCGCTTCCTCGACCAGGTGGACTCGGACCAGCGGAAGCTGGATGAGATGCAGGGTCAGTGGATCAACGTGGGCGACGCTGTAGTCAAGTACACCAAGGCCATGCATGACGCCGACTCGGCCCAGCTCCAGCTGGCCAGGGACAAGCCGTTCAACGACTTGATCCAGGGCATGGATAACGAGCTGGCCATCCAGTCCAAGATCCTTCAAGGTCGGACCATGGAGGCAGAGGCGCTGCAGGAGAAGCTGCAGTATGAACGGACCTACGGTGCCATGCTGCCGGCACAGTATCAGAACCTCCTGGCCCACGTCACGGCTCAGGAGTCGATTGCCCGTGCGCTTGAGGATCAACATCGGATTGCTGGCATGTACGTCCAGACCGTCCATGAGATCCAGGACTCCTTCGAGCAGTTCCTCAACGACGCTCTGACCAATCCGTTCAAGGCTACCTTGGACTTTGGCAAGAACTTTGCCAAGAGCATCAAGCAGCTGAGCATCAGAGAGGTCTCGGAGAAGGTGTTCGGCGGTCTGGACCGTGAGATCGAGGATATGATGACCGGCAAGACCGGAGTCCAGGCTGCAAACCAGCTCTTGGTGGAGACCACCACGTCTGCGTCTGACGCCACTGTCACATTGGCCACCACGATGGTCGATGCTGCTGCGCTGATCCGTGACGCTGCTCAGAAGTCTGCCGATCAAATCACCGGCGTGACTGGACCGTCTGCTGCCAACGACAACGGTGAGGACATCGTGGTGACGGGCAAGCGCAAAGCCTCTGTTGCCACGACGAGCCGCCAAGAGCAGGTCATCCAGAAGGTGGTCGGCCGTGTCGGCGGTGGACTCGAGAAGCTGTGGAACTCCATGCCGAAGGGGATGCAGAACGTCTTGAAGACGGTCGGAGGCACCATCGAGTCCGGTCTTGGTAAGATCGGCATCACGCTTCCTAAGGGCATTGCCGGCATCTCTAGCACGATCAGCAAAGGCCTGAAGGGTGCTGGTGAAGGCATGTTTGCCTCGAGCATCGTCAATAGCCTCGGACTTAAGCAATCTAGCACTGGTGCGGGCATCGGAGGTGCTGCTGGCAGCCTGGCGTTTGGTCCCATTGGAGGCATCGTCGGTGGTCTGCTTGGAGGCACCATCGGAGGGCTGTTCAAGAAGACCTCTAAGTCTGGTGCTACGGTTACGTCGGCATACGGCGATGTCTCCAACGTGTCCGGCAGCAGCGGTGCTCTGAAGGCTGCGGCTAAGGGCAGCGCATCGAGCGTCCAGTCTGGCGTCCAACAAGTGGCGTCCCAGCTGGGCGGTGTTGCTAACGGTGCCTTCAACGTTTCGGTCGGAACGTATAAGGACTCCTGGCGCGTCAACGAGAACGGCAAAGCACTCGGCGGCGTGAAGAACTCCGGCGCCGTGGACTTTGGCAAGGATGGGCAACAGGCTGCTATCGCCTACGCCATCCAGGTGGCTGTCAAGCAGGGTGCCATCCAGGGCATCACTGAAGCTTCGAAGCGAGTACTGAGCAACTCATCTAACGTTGACGCCGCCATCGCTGCTGCGACCACCTACGAGGATCTGATCCGCCAGGCTGCTAAGCTGAAGGATCCGATCAAGGGCGCCTTCGATGAGATCAAGCGGAACATGGACAACGTGACTGCTCAGCTGGCGGGCGCTGGATACACGCAGGCCGAGATCGCTAAGGTCCAGGTCGTGTTTGCCCAGCAGCAGAAGCAAGCCCTGGAAGAGATGACGAGTGGCTACAAGAGCTTCATCGCTGACATCACTAAGGGGCCGGACAGCGGCATGACGATCTACGACCAGTTCACCAACGCTCAGAAGGACTTCGCAACCACGAAGGCCGGCCTGGCTGATGGCACGACTACTCAGGATCAGTTCACTGCAGCAGGACAGAAGCTGTTTGATCTGGCGCGGCAGACTTACGGGACGGCCACGCCTGAGTTCGAGGCTGTCAAGGCAGATCTGGTCAACGCCACCCAGTCGGCCATCAACCAAGTCCAACAGGCATCATCGGATACGGGTGTGATCACCGCCATTCAGGCCTCTGCTGACGCAGCCGCTGCGCAGAGAACCCAGGCGAACGATTATCTGGCGAGGATTGCTGCACAGCTCGAGGCCAATGCTGCTAACAACAATGGCGGCGGTGCCGGTGGATACTACGACTCGAACAACAACGCCTTCACAGGACGGATGAACTACTGATGGACGTCACCGCTACGCTGATCGAAATCACGGCCTTCGACCCTAGCGTCAATGCTATGGTTGTGGGCCGCATCACCAACCGTAACGACCCGAGAGCCACGACCGCTAATGGCCAGTCGTGGCTGCCCATCCTTCAGACCGCTCCTAGCGTCGGCACGTCTGTCTTTGACGGATCGTTTACTGGTGCTGGCCAGATCCAGCTTGGAGACTTCACGATCACTCTAGCCGACGGCCTGGGCGATATGTTTTCTAGGCTCGTGTGGAGCGGCGCCGACATCAAGGTCTACGCTGGCGACATGAAGGGCGGTAACCTGCCCTTGATGTTTAGGGCAGTCGGTGACGGCGCATCCAGGAAGGGTCGGCTCGAGCTCCAGGTGTCGTTGAAGACTAGGTCGGCCTTGCTCGACGTCAATCTGCTGACGCAGAGCTACGCTGGCATTGGAAACCTGGAAGGTGACGCGGGCCTGAAGGGTACCATGAAGCCGTGGGTGTTTGGCTATGCCAAGTTCTGCCGGCCTGTCCTGATTGACCCTGTTCGTCAGATCTACCAGGTCAGCGCGTACGGGCCGGTCGAGAATATCACCAACGTCTTCGAAGGCGGCCAGGAAATTACCGACGTCACAGACTACACTGGGACATTGGAGTCGTTCCTGAGTGGATCTGGCCCGGCCCAGGGCAAGTGGTGGCGCCTGAACCGCTATGGCCTGTTCCGCCTTGGCAGTCAGCCTCTGTACCAGATTACCTGCCACGTCAAGGGCGACACCAACGCGGTTGTGGGCGGCACCGCTCTGACGAAGGTCGGTGACATCATCGGCCGCATCATGTCGCTTACCACGACCATGCCTGTCAAGGCTTCCAGCTTGGCCCAGCTGAACGCAAATATCCCCCAGCCGTTCGATGACTATTTTGATGAACAGCAAACTGTCTCCGAGGCCCTGACCAGGTTCCTGACGTCGGTTGGTGGATACTATACCTTCGATGAGTCGGGAAACCTGATCTTTGGTCTTGTCCGCTTTGGCGCGTCTGTCCTCAACCTGGACAATCAGAACCGCGTCGAGCCGACGGTCCTAGGGATCAACGCCCTTCCTACGTCAGCGCCTGTATGGTATCTCCGTCTCGGTGCTGCGCAATGCCACTTTGTGCATGACGCGTCCAATCTGCCGGCCATCATCATCCAACAGGCTGGTGACATCAGTGCCATCAAGGACATCGCGAACTCCAAGAACAAGACCTTCCCTGCATCTAACACACCTCCGACCGGCGCCATTGATGGTGATCAGTGGCCGGACACGTCTGTGTCGCCTCAGACCATGCGCCGCTACAGCGCTGCTAGCAATACGTGGGTGGCCACGTCTAACCAGATCACCACTGCTAACCAGGTGCCGTATTCGAATGGAGTAACGATCGAAGCACTGCGCCCTGCTGAGGGTGGTTCCAACGTCACTGAGAACCGTGTATCGATCGGCTTTCTTGGTCAGGCAGCATTGGCTACCAAGGACTACGTCTCATTCGGGTCTCCGTACCTGCTCGAGAGTGCCGGTGGAACGAGCGCTACGCTCAACGCCTTCAAAACACTGCTCGGCCAAGCTGCTTCGATCCTCGGTCAGGCGTCGTGGGCCACCTTTAACGGGCTTGTCCCCACGACAGTGGTAGGTCAGATTTCAAGGCTTCAGTCTGACGGCTACATCGAGTCAGCTACCGTCTACAAATCAGGTCTCGGCTTCCTCAGCGCCTTCTTCCCTGAAGACGTCGGCTCTAACAGGACCGAGAACAGAGTTGCATCCGGTTTCAGCGGTCAGGGACCGTGGGCGACCTCGTCCATTCCGACTAAGTCTGTTTTCACGCCAAACAGCAACTTGTTCAAGTACCCAAGGCCTCTGCTTAACCTAACTCCGCAGCAGATTGGATGGGCTGACTTCGATGTCAACAATTCTGGTACCTTCATTCTCGGCAACACTGATTACGCTGGGTTTGGTGGACCTTGCTACGCCGTGTCGAGAACGTCTGGCATTGCCACGACGCATCTGTGGTATTATGACCAGCCCATTCCTGCTGATGGACAGACATACACGATCAGCTTTACCGCTAGGTTCATTGGGGCCTCAGCCGGAAACAGCTATGTCCTGCCTCTTACTGCATCCAGACAGGCGATCGGAGATGGTCTGAGCTGCACAGTCATCAGCGGGCCTGATGGTAACGGACTGGCCAGGTACAAAGCCACGATCACCAACAGGAGGGATGGAAGTGGTAACTACGGTCAGTTCATCCGCATCCACGTTGGTGCCCAGTATCCCGCAACGTCTGGCGATTATCAAGACACCTACTTCTTCGACGTAAAGGTCGAGGGCGGGTATGAAGTCACGCCCATCGGTGCAGTTTCGTCTCAGACAGCCGCAGCCCAGAATATCCTGTACGACGGAGCTACCAGTGCTCAGGCGTTGAAACCTGAAGAAGCCGGAGGGAACAGAACCGAGAACAGATCATCAGCTGGCTTTGCAGGACAGGGTTCGTTCGCCACCGCCAACAATATCAACCGTGGTAACTATGGATCGTACTTCAACCTGAACGCTATCAGTTTGAACTACTCTGTTACGAGGAGCGACGGTGTCAATGTCGTGACTGAGGCGCTGACCATCACTGAAATCGGCATCTCGTCTGGCTTTAGGGGTCAAGGAGCGTTGGCTACCAAGAACAAGGTCGGGGGCAACGACTTCGAGGTCTCTTACAACGGTCAGGGTGGTCGCGTCGAGCGTGACGGCAACGGTGACAGGATCTACGCCAACAACGGAAACCTCGCAGTAAAGATCGGGTTCTAACATGATCCAGACATTCGACTGGACTAGGCCCGGTAATATCCCGATGCTGAAGTTCGGCGACCGGATATTCAAGTTTATGGGGTTTAGGTCCGTAGGCTGGAGCTTCACAGGAGGGGACCAGTCCGGCACCATCGTGGATGGTAGGTTTACGCAATACCCTGGGTGCGAACCCAATGCCTTTGTTGTGGCGTCGGGCTTCGACAACATGGGAGGCGGGCTGATCCTGTCCATCAGTGGCAACACACTGACGTGGCGGTATCCGTATCCAGAAGCCGTTCAGTTCAAGCGAGTTAATACCACTTTTGTCTACGGGATCTTCTAATGGCGGACGCAGTTGCTGAGTTCTACGACCCAAATACTGGTCGCCTACAAGCTAGCGCAACCATGGCAAGCTTCGTCTGCCGTAGGACTGGCACCAAAGCAACGCAGGCGCGGGTGGGTGGCAATACCTCGCCGTCTAGCTTGGTCATCGATGTATCAGGGTGCTCGCTCCCTGTGGTCGCAGTCAGGTCTGACCAAGGCTACGCCTCTGCCATGAGCGGAGCTGCAGCAGGCCCGTCAGTGGTGTTTGCTACCAATGCGCCGATCGGAACCACCTTCACGTATTATGTCTTCGACTGGGCGACGGCCTTGCCTGAACATGACTCAGAGTTCCAGGTCCGAAACTACAACGACAACACGATCACATTCTCAAATAGGTTCTGGCCCATGCTGCTTATCGGCGGGTTGAACATGTATGAGGGGTCGGGCAGCCCAACGTTTAACGGCCTGTCTGGAACCACGCTTGCTCATGCTGAAGGCGTGACAGGAGGCCACTCAAGGGTCAACGATGTTAACTGCTATGATAGTGGCGGTCCCGTCGTTGACCCAGACCTTGGTGGCTGTAGTGATATCAGAGGCAGGGTTGACGGTAAGCGTTACGGCGCAATCACTAACGGCTCTCAGGTGATTGGCACGCAAGTCTCCTTTGACGACGTGGTGGTGAGGTTTGGCAATTACTCAGCCTATTCTCAGTATGGCGGTGGATGGGCCGTTCCTAACCTGGTGATGATCATCGACGTCTCAAACATACCGATCGGCGTGACCTTCTTCTAGCCAGGACTCACTGGCAAAGCTTCTATGATATGTTATTTGACCTTGGCCTGAAGTACATAGGCGAGGCTGAAGACTCATCTGAAGGAGCCTATTATGAACACGTTCGATACCCCTGCTGCAGCCCGTGAGGCCATCATGGACTTCCGTGCCAGCGAAAACTTTACGTCCCTGCCCGAAGAGCTTCAGGTGAAGCTCAAGCAGAAGATGGCCAGCCCTTCGCCGGTCGACCAGATCGTAGGCGTCATGGAGATGATGTACGCCAACCGTGATGTCATCAACGATGCAGGCAAGGACCTGGTTGGTGGACTGGCAGCGTACGCCACGATCAATGCCTGGCACGGCCTCGCTGAAGACAACCGCGGTGACTTGATTGTCCAGGCCATGCGCCGAGACCTCGGCGAGAAGCCACCCACCGGCGTTAAGTTCCCCAAGGCTGATGATGACGTCAGTCCCAAGCAGGAGTACGTCCAGCAGGATCCGGTTATCCCGACCCCTCCGCCGACCGAAGTCTCAGCTGACCAGTCGTGAAACCTATGGGGCCAGAATAATCTGGCCCCTCTATCGGAGAGACGATGATGAAGAAGGCTCTGTCCTCACTGTGCTTGGCCTTCTCGGCCTTCATGGTAGCTTCGATTGCTCAGGCTCAGCACACAGAGGCGAGCATGGGCGTGGCAGCTAGATCTGTCATCCGCCATGGAAATGAAATGCCCTTCCCGCCAAGCTTTCAAGGCCATCCAATCGCCTACGCCGCTGCGATCTTCGGCCAGTTGACGATCTTCTCGTTTGCGTTGTTGATCCTGTTCCTCAGCATCGCCAGCCTTAATATCAAGCGGGACTCTGGCGTCCGCAACGGCCACATGACGTGGAAGAGCCTAGTCAACATCTATCGGTTCAAGTGGATCCTGATGATGACGGCAGTGTGCTTCGGGACTGGAGGCAACCTGCTGGTCTACCTGACCTGGGGAGAAGTATCGCCGTCCACGATGCTGACGATGCTGACGGTGGATAAGATCTTCAAGTTCCTGGCGTGCTTCCCATTCCTGGCATGCGTCTACCTGATCATCGAGAACGAAGAAGCGCATACGTTGCAGCTCAGTTTCTCAAGGGTGTACGCAGAGCCACTCTGGCCCGTTCAGCCGCAGGTCAAGGATCATATGAAGACGATCCTGATCATCTTTGGCATTGCCATTCTTGTGACTTTTGGAAAGGCCTCCGGGCTTGGTGGGGCGTAAATGCATGTACAACCATCCGCTGTCAATGCGATCGCAGTTGCTGCAACGCCGTCCTTCGGCCCAGCTATCGTCACCATCGCCGGCTTGGATGTGCCCGTCATGGCCTTCGGACTCTCGGTCCTCGGCCTCATGTTGGCCCGCCAAGTTGCGCCGAGTTCGAGGCGGAAGCTGAGCCGCGTTCAGGAATGGTGTCTGACTGGACTCCTGGTTCTGATCCTGCTGATGGTGGTGACGGGCAAGATCGGATCGAAGCCTCTTGGCGTCGGTATGGGTCTGGTGTGGGGCATCGGTCTTGGCATGTCAGGCCTTCTTGTGGTGGAGTTCTTTGGCGAGTACGTCATGACCTTGCTCTACGCTGTCTTCAACCGTAAACCGCCAGAGGCGAAATAACGTGGCAAGCATCTACAGCTTCATCACCCAAGCGTTCCGCTACTCGGAGAAGGTAGACCAAGTGGTCCGCACTAACTTCGCTCTGGCCAGAACCTTGGAGATTGAAGGCCGCATCACTAACGTGGACGACGCAGACGCCGTGGCCGAGACGATCTTCAATATCATGAAGGCGCCCCGCATACGCTTTGAGGTGCCAGTCCTCGGCGTCAATGTGATGACGCTGTCGATGCTAGACGGCAAAACGCCTTGTGCGATGCTAACGAGCGATCGGTTCAATTTGTCAGCGGGGTTGCTGGTCTTGATCCCTGACTTCACGATCAACCTCGGGTCTGGCCAGACGACCCTTCGGTGTTGGGGATAAGCCATGCTTGGATTGATTGCCCGCCCATACGACATGACGTTCATCGACCCAGCTTCGACTGGCGTCAACTCGTCTGCAGTTGCAGGGTTCCCAGGATCCAACCTCGCCAACAATGACTACGGCAGGGTCGCCATGATGGCAACTAGCACCGGAGGCTACGGCAGCTTTTACGAGTTCGATCTAGGATCCTCAAAGCCCGTTGACGTGCTCGGTGTGCTGTGGCACAACTTCCTTCCGAACGAAACCATCCGGTACATAGGCTCAAACAACAAGAACTTCTCGTCTCCGGTTTACGACTCTGCTGGCCAGCCGTCAACGACAGGATCGACGTCCAGAGAGACGCTGTCCCTGAAAAAGAACCTGGTGACTCTGCCAGCTCCCATCTCGGCACGCTACTGGAGGGTTGAACTGCTCATCAGTCAGGGAAGCACGTTCCGACAGGCTAGTCGCTTCTTTGTAGGCCGTGGCGCTCAGTTTGCTATCGGTCCTCAGAAGGCCACGCTTGGGGCGAAGGATCTGAACGCAAACGTCACCACAGAGGTGGGAGAGCAACGCAGCCAGGAGGATCAGAACATGATCCGTCCAGTTGCTAGCCTGAGCTTCGAGTACGCCAGGCAGTCAGAGATGGAGCAGTTGCTTGGCCAGTATTCTTTGTCGCTCGGCGTCTCGAAGCCGTTCCTAGTGTGCACCGACCTTACCTCGCCCTACATTCAAGACAATACCGTCTTCGGCCGGGCTGAGAAGGTGGTGACTCTGGAGAGCAGCATCTATGATGTGTGGTCGTTTGAAGCCGTAGTGACGTCACTCGGTATCTGAAGGAGAGAAGCAATGACGTTTGTACTTGGAACAGGGTCGCTGAAGGAACTGGTCGGCGTGCATCCGACGCTAGTGGCAGTGGTCCACGAGGCTCTGGCCATCAGCAACGTGGACTTTGGCGTGCACGACGGTCTCCGCACCGAGGCCGAGCAGCTGAAGTACGTTCGGACTGGCGTTAGCCAGACCATGAACTCGAAGCACCGCATCCAGCCCGACGGCTTTGGCCACGCTGTTGACCTCGTGCCGTACATCAACGGCAAGCTGCGGTGGGAATGGGAGCCGATCTACAAGATCGCTGCCGCCATGCGTGATGCCCTGGACAGGGTGAACAAGCAGCTGGCCAAGGACGGCAAGAATCCCTTCAAGATCCGTTGGGGTGGTTGCTGGAAGGATCTGTCCACGATCGACCGTGGTCCTGTCGCCATGATGAACGCAGTCGAGCAGTATGGCAAGGAACGCCGTGCTCTCGGCAAGTCGGTCTTCACGGATGGTCCCCACTTCGAGGTGCTGCCGTGACCCTGTCACCAAGAACCATCATGGAGCTGGCAGGGTCAGCTCTGCTTGGCGGCCTGCTGATCTGGCAGGCCTTGGTCGGAGCCGCTCTCAGGACCGAGGTGGCTCGGCTTCAGACGGCTCAGCAGGCGGACCAGCTGGTCATCCAGGCCAAGGACGCCACAGCCAAGTCCTGCCAGGCCGCATTGGACTCGTCCGGTGCCGCCACCAGAGCCTTGGCTGATGCTACTGATGCACTGCAAGGCCTGGCAGGGACTGCGCTCCAGAAGGCCCAGGATCGGAACCAGACGGCCGCACTAGACATTGCCAGGCTGTTGAGCGTCCGGCCAGCCGCTGGTATGGACTGCCAGACAGCTACCGGTCTTGCCCGGGCCGCGTGGGAGGAGGGACAATGAACCGGATGCTGGTCTCTCTGGCCCTGGCAGCCCCGCTCTTCCTGGCCGCTTGTGGCGGCCGCGTGGCAGTGCCGACCACGATCACCCAGACGCAGCCGGTGGCTGTGGCCGTACCATGCTTGAAGCCTGGTCAGCGGCCCATCCAGCCTCGTCGTCTGGTCACCGACTCACCTGTCCCGCCGTCTACCCTCACGGAGATGGTCGGAAGGCTGAGAGCCAAGCTCAAGGAGTGGCAGGACTCCTATGGGCCGGCAGCTGACGACCTCCTGCAGATCTGCGAAAGGATCAAGTAATGGACAAGGCCAAACTCGGAAAGTCGTGGACCCGGCCTCCGGCATCGGGCGGTGTGATGAACCGCCGCAACGGAACCGGTAGCATCGCACCCGGGCGTGGGCCAAGCCCCGGCGTGCGGACTCCGGCCAACAAGCGCTAACCTCTAGCGCAAACAACACGGGCTCAGGATCTACGTGACCCTGAGCCCGACTTGTATTCAGATGATGGGACGAAAAGCCGACCGCATCACCCACGCCATGGTCGGGCGGCAGCAGCCTGACTTGTCTGCCACGTATTCCTTGACATGCCGACGGATGTGGAGGTACGTAGGCGTGGTGCCCACTGTGCGATCGAGGCCGTACTCCTCGCAGAAGCTGTCGAGCTTCTTAGACGCGGCCTCAGGCGACTTGAAGTAGTAGTCACGGCCCAACTCGGGGTGCTCAGCCTTGTAAACCACGGCAGCTTCACCAGCTGCGACCAAGCGTGCAGCTTTGATCTTACCGAACGAAGCGGGCAGCTTGGTGGTGTTTGCCATGGTGAAGATCCCTTGTGGATGTGGATGTGGATGATGCGCCATGGCTACACAAAGCCTCAAGCTATGTACATAACTATTTTCAAAGTTTGGCAGCGATGTCGATCAGCAGCTCGAGCTTCTCGGCCGTGTTAGCCATCTCTTTGAAGAGCTCGAAGCCCTTATATCTGGCACGAAGCTTATGGCGTCTGCACGACAGCCTGTAAGCTTCCCGGCCCTTGGCAGTCGCAAGACGCTTGGTCTTCATGAACTGCATGTATTCTACGACTGACAGGTCCTCGGCCACTATGCAAGCTCCGCCATCGGGATCCACAGACGGCCCATGGACTTCCACAGCCTGGCCGCCTCGTCGTGTGGGTAGGTGCTGTCGAAGACGATCAGTTTACACGACGTATTCATCAGCAGCTTTGTGCAGGTCATGCAGGGGCTGGCAGTGACATAGCAAGCATGGATGCGACGCACGTCAGGGCAACGGAGCAAAGCATTCTGCTCCGCGTGGATCGCGTGACAGGAGTCCAGACTCGTACCGCTGGCTGCGAAAGCGCCTGGGCAAGAATGTGGGAAGGCGTTGCCTGAGTCTGTTGCATCTGGTCCTGAAGCCTTGTTGCAATGTGGCTGGCCGGCTGCGACGCCGTTGTAGCCGGTGGAGAGGATGAAGCCGTCAGCGTCCAGCAGGACACAGCCGACGGCGCGACGCAGGCATGTGGCCCTTTGGGCGGTGACCCGGGCAACCTCCATTGCCCAGGCCTCCTTGCTCAGTCGACCGACGTTCATTCCCACCAACGACCAGCGTAACCAGGTGCAGAGTCCTTCAGGACGTTCAGCACATGCTTGATGGACGTGGCGGAGTTGATGTACAGCATCTCCGGGATCGGCTTGGCTGTGCTCGTCCAGTCCGTGTCGAGCACACGATCAACGTCATCCCAGTTCGTCTCGTACAGATGGGAAGACGCGGCCGTGAGATGGAGCGCACCGAGACGGATGGGTGCTGGCCACAGTAGCGGAGCCTGGTTCAGCTGCCGCGCTATCTCGAGCGAGAGCATGCTGAAGTTGAACGCATCGTACGGCACGCCGAGCCAGTTGTCGCTGGACCGCATGAAGACGTGGCACTCGAGCAGACCGTCACGGATCATCCAGCTGAAGGCGATGGTGCACGGCACATCCTTCGTCTTCGGCGGGTTGGGCTGCCACGTGGTCAGCACCGACTGGCGGGTGTCTGGATCCTTCATCAGCGCATTGACGACGTAGTCCAGCTGAGACATGATCCTCGGGCCGTAGGCGCCGAAGAACTTGTGGCCGTCGTCGCTGAAGTTGACGATGTGCTTCGCGTACGGAGCGATCGACTCGACGTCATCCCGGCCACTGAGGATCCACCAGGCTTCGGCCGCCATGAACTTGTAGCCGAGCTTCCGTTCAGGGTGCGTGATGACGGGGTAGTTCATGTCGAAGACCAGGGTCTTGGACGGAAGCTCGGCCGTCAGCTTGCCTCGTGGACTCGTGGCTCGGCCCCATTCCTTGATGGCACTCAGCTGTTCACGCCATGCATCATCCAGACCGAGAATTGTCCTGATATTTCGCATCGTGTCTTCCTTACTTCTTCAGTGCCGACTTGATCATAGCAATCAGCTCGTACGGCTCCGAGCTGTTGAAACGCTTGTGCGCCTGAGGATGGTGCGCCTTCAGGTGGGCGATGCCCATCTGGGTCAGCTTGTCCGATGCGTTGTTGCCAAGGGCGATGACGGGACGGGCGTACATCTCCTTGATCTGCCACACACCTGTGTCAGCGTTGAGCCAGAACAGATCTGCCTCGCTGATGCCAGACGCTGCCAGCTGCTCGGCTAGCCACATGCTGGAGCCCTGCCTGGAGAACGAGCAGAACGGCCACTGCATCAGGGTGTCTGTGTCGGCGTGGTCGCTGGGCTTGTCGCCCACAAGGATCACCTTGGCGTCGGCGTTGCCGGCGGAGCCATGAGGCACGTGCAGAGGCATCGCTGCCTTGTCGACCAGGTTCCTGAGCATCACCGTCTGGTTGCTGTGGACAGTGTAGTCGTAGCGGATGACTGGAAGATCAGTCGAGAACTCCAACAACTCGTACATGGCGTAGACAGTCTCGAGCTGGTCAATGCGATCCAGGTACTCGGCGTCTGAGTCGGCTTTCTTACGCTTCAACCACTGCTCCTTGACCTTCTCCCATGGCGGAAGGCATAGTACAACGACCGCTCCGTGGCGCATGGCAATGCGTTCCAGATGCCGGGCAGCCAGGCCGATGCGGTCAGTTCCATTGCGGAACACCCTGCCGTAGATCCGCTCGCTTAACCAGCAGCGGTCCATGAGCATGTGCTCGTACTGATGGAGCAGCGGCATCATGCTGTCCACGTAGAACCTGGGCAGCTGGGCAGACGTCAGCCGCGGGTACGGACCGTGATGAACCTCCGTGACGTCTGCCATGGTCTGTCTGAACTCGCGCATCACGGTCGTCTTGCCACCGCAGTCAGGGCCTTCGAAGATGATCAGCCGCTTAGGCTTCTTCTTGTGGTCGATCATGTTCATCGTTACTTCCTCTTGAATGCCGACTCGTCGCCCCATGGGACGTCCGACTTCAGCTTGTTGGCTTTGGTGGGTTGGATCTCGCCAGCGACGTTCCAGAACAGGGCTCCATCGATGGCACCAGGCCCATCTGTCAGCTCACCGCCGAGCATGAAGCGCCAGACCTTGGCATCATAGTTCGACGCAGACGGGAACGGTGGTCGGTAAGGCTTGCTCTCGTCCTGCAGGAACGCCATCGGATGGCTGTGGATTACAGCCCGTCCACGCTCACCAGATTTAATATTCCTGGCCACCGCCACTCCGTGGACCTCAGCACTGGGCCATGCGAGTTGAAGTCCACGGCTGAGAACACCTGTTGACATTGCGGACCAGACCTGATCAGGTACCGACCCCAGCTTCTTTGCGAGCTTGTCCGCAGTGGCCACAATCGCAGCAGTGACGAGTGGGTGGCGTAGCCCAAGAGGAGCGTACAGATAGCCGTGCTTCTCAGCAAACGCTGCCGCCTTGCTTTGAAGGACTGGCATTGCAGCAATCCGGTGGAAGCGCATCTCTGCTCCGAGCTCAACGGCCACCCGCTGATGGTCTGACGCATCCTTTGAAGCCGGTGCAAATAGGATGAGGCGCTTGTTGTACATCTTGCAGAGCTTAGCAAGAGAAATCGGCGCCCATCCGACGCGGGGTGCGACGTAGACAATGGTATCCTCCTTCATGCGTTGAACCATCAGGCTGCCGAAGCGAGCCTTGCTGCCGAGCTCGGACAGATCGTCCCTGACCACCAGGACGTGGCGCTTGTCGTCGAGGCTGACCGTGTGGATCTCGGGCAGTGGAAACGGATCCTTCCAGCCCTTCGCCATCTGGCGATAGGTGTCAGCAGTGGCGCCATGCTCCAGCTCGCGGATAGACGAGTCTGTGGTGTGTACGTTATGGGTCATATTGTCTCCTCAGCGGGACGTAGATACGATGCTTAGACGCGGCTGTACACTACTCTGGCTGGCGGCCGTGTGGCCAGATCAGGCTGCTGCCGTTGTAGATCCCGTCCCGATGGACGTGGTCGAACCCCTTCTTCGGGACGTAGTTCTCGATCCACCGAACCAGGTCGCAGCCTGGCGATGCGTCCTCCACGTCCATGGGCTTGGTGCCCGTCACATCGGCGAACAGCCTGGTGGCCGTGTCGTAGAAGTCCTGCAGCTTCATGGTCGGCAGCCGGGTAAAGCAGATGTTCATGGCCTCAATGGCGTTCTTACCGTGGTAGCAGTCGCTGTTCGGATCGACCAGGTGCGGCAGATACTCGGCCATGTCCATGACCCATGCTGTGAAGACAAACTTGAACTGCTTGCAGCCCATCGACTTGTGGATGCTCAGCACCGTGTCCACAGCCGGCTTGATCCCCATCGGGCCGCCGGTGATCCTAGCCATCTCGGTCAACGTCGTGGCGATGCGTTCGACAAACACAGGAGCTATGACCTTGAGGTACTCGCGGCCACCCATCGGTGGGAACGGTGGGATCTGGTTGCCGATGCTCGTGAAGATCGGGCTCGGATAGTCACCGAGAAACTGGGCCATAGCATTAAGGTCGCCTCCGACCTCTTGCATGTGAATGATCCGATTGTTCCGGAAGCCATGATCATCCTCGAAGCTGGCACCGCTGCCGGTCAGCCTGTGGGCCAGGGTGATGTACAGCCACATCTCCAGGTAGTGTTCATCCTTCATGTCCCGTTGCCGCCACGGCTTTAGACCGGCCGGCTTCCGGGTGTTGGATGATGACCCCTCGATGACAAACTTAGGTGCGTTGTGGCCATACCACAGCAACTCAGGCACGTTGCTGAACCCGGCGTAACGCCTCTCGACCGTGTTGTAGATCGGGATGGCCTCCATCAGCGGATCTCCGACCTTCGGCACCCTCTTGCCGGCCAGCGACGCCGCCTGCAGCTTCTTGGCCTTGTTCACGTAGTGCAAAGCCTCGAAGAAGTACGGTGTTGGAACCAGCATCCGCTCGTGGGCCATCTCGAACGCCTTCCAGCCGTTGATGACCTTCTGCATGTAGCCGTCGTTGCGGAGGATGCGCCCGACGCCGTTGGTGTTGATGTAGTGAGCGGCCTTGGCTCTGAACTGACTTACCATCAAGCTTCTCCTGCACTGTATGGATGGTTGTGGCGGCACCACCCAACGATCTCGTTGCCGAACCGTTTCAACTTACGAAAGCCCTTTGTTCCGCAGCATGGGCACGTCCTCCAAGTCGGCCTCAGCCTTTCGGGCTTTACCATCCCAGCTTCTCCTGAACCAGGCGATACTCCGACGGGCGGATGTGGACCGACCGCGGCTGCTCCATGACGTTGAAGCTGAGCTCACCCTGCTTGTTGACAAAATGCTTCGGATGGGCGTAGACGCTGAAGCCGTGCTTCTTCGCCTCAGCCAGGATCCGAGTGGCCATGTAGTTGCGGATCTCGGTCCGTTCGGCCCACGATCCGAAGAACGGTGTGCCCTTGTACCAGCCAGTCTTGGGCAGCACACGGTCCTCGCTCTCGATCGGCAGCGGCACAGCTACCTCGATGTGCTTCGTACCATATGCTAACTGCACGGCCTTCAGCTGCTTCATGTACTCGGCGACCAGCACCTTGACTGCCTGCTTCGGGTCAGGCTGCCGCAGCAGATGGTGGCGGATGTCGATGTTGCCAAAGTAGCTTGTCAGCAACTCGAGGTTGTTGACATTGACGTCGTTCTCGAATGCCCAGTTGGCCAGCCTCTTTGTCAGACCGAGCTCGAGCGCGCCGTGGAGGGTCTGGCCATCGGTCCGATAGATCACTGAGCCGGGCCGATAGAGGCTCAGGCTGTGGCTGTCCCCCATGATGATGCGCTTCGGCTTCTGGTTCGGCACCAGCATCTGATGGCGGCCGAGCTTCTTGTCCAGCGAGTCACCATGCTCGTAGCCTCTTGCTTCGAGGAGTTTTCCGTACAGCGGCATCGGTCGATCGAGGCTGATGATCTTGGCTTTGGTACCACGCAGCCGCTCTGCTCGGTCGATGATCTCGTTCGTCAGGCCAGACTGCAGGTTCATGGCTCCCTGCCACTCCATGCCGTGGTAGAGATAGAGCGAGTCACCTGCCCGTACCTCCACCCCGACGTCAACCATGTTCTTGGTCGTGAGCAACGTGGCTCCCAGCTCCTTGGCCCAGTATCGGGCCCATCCGGCACGATGGGAAGTGTCGAGCTTGTCGGCCACGGGATAGAACGGGCTCAGTACGTAGTTTGTCACTGGTCTTCCTCCTGATCATTGTCGTCTTCTGGATCTTCTGGCAATAAAGAGTTGCCGTGTTCATCTGACCAGCCTTGGCGTACAGCCAAATCGCGCGCCTCTTTAATCCTTAAAACAATTGTGTCAGCGTGCACCGAGTCTGACGCGGCCCTATTTATATCCGCAGCTTCTTCTGCGATACGGTCCCAGTCCGTCACTGTGGGTCACCTTTGCTTTGTTTAACGCCGCGCTCATATTCAGCGTAAAGCTCTGGATCAGACGTCGGTCTATATGGGTTTTTTGAGTTGGTGCGATACCGCGCAGTACGTCCAGCCATATAAGCTTGGACCATCATACGGGTTCTGTGACCTTGAACACCCTGCCATCTCATACTAAATCTCCTCAGCCAGCCCTATCTAGGCCAACCGAGGAGACTTGTACACAACAGATTTCGTAGAAAGTTAGATGCCGTCGACCTCGAAGACCGGGCCGTGGCGTGCCTGGATCAGATCGATGTGACTCGGCGGAGTCCAGCCCTCGGGCTTGATCACGTCGAAGGTGGAGCCGCGCTTGCTGTCGCCTGCCCGTTCAGCACGGACCTTCGCCATGTTGGCCTTGTGCACACGCTTCCACGCTTCGAGGAAGATCTCGCGGCCGAACTGCAGGTACGCAGTGCCGAGCACAACGTAGACCAGGTCGACCAGAGCGTCGAGCTGCTTCTCCAGGCACTGGTCGATCTTGTTCGTGTAGCGGATCGACGACGGAAGAGCATTAGCCATCATGCTGATCGACTCCTGCTCTTCTGCATACTCCTCCAGCTCCTCGTGCATGAACTTGAAGCGGAAGCTGTACAGTTCGTCATGGAGGATCCGTGGCGGCCCATCGTACATCAGCCCAAACTTCTCATGGAACTGCACGATGTCGGCCATCATGCCCATCGGACGAATAGCGCGGTGGATATATCCGGCACCGTAGGCCGATATAGCGAGCAGCAAAACCAAGGCAATCGTAAACATTGAACTCTCCTTCAGCAACAAAAAAGGGGAGGCCTTAGCCTCCCCAGGTGGGCACCGGACGCTTACTTAGCGTCGGCGATCTTGACGCCCTGGCGACGGAACCAACCGCGGTTCCACTTGACGTAGTCCTTGGCCTTTGCCTCGCCGAGGCTGAACTTCTTGTCGACCTGCTTGGCGATGTCGGCGTCGCTGAGCTTGCCCTCGAACAACAGACCCTTGAACATGGCACTGGCGGACTTGTAGTCGCCCTCGCCGTTCTTCAGCTTGGCAGGATCAAACTCTCCGTCAGCCGAGACCTGAGCATGCGACCGAACCTTGCCGTTCAGGATCTTGGGAACGTCCTTGGCACGGGGCGTGGTCTTGGCGATGGCAGGCTCCTTCTTAGCCTTGGGCTCAGCTGCCTTCTTCTCGGCCGGCTTCTTGGCATCCTTCTTGGTGCCAGCCTTGGCCGAAGCCTTCGGCAGCTTGGCGTCTGCAACCTCAGGGGTATCGGCCGCATTCTGATCTTCGCTGACCTGGCCGGCCAGGATCTTGGCCTCAGCTGCGAGGCGTGCCTGCTTCCGTTCGACTGCCGCAGCAGCTGCGCCGCCGAGCTTGCGTGGAGCCTTGCCAGTGATTTCCTTACCGTCTGCCTGTGCCATCTTCAATGCTTCCTTGTGTATGCGCTGTTGGGTTGCCAGCCCGAGGGTAGTGGCGTGAGTGATTTCCTCAGCGGACATGCTTGCCAGCTTCGGGAGGTAGACCGCAGCCTCTGGCGTCATCCCGACGCTGTTGGCGTATCCGCGGAACTGTCTGAGGACGGTCTTCACCCCATCGCTGACCAATCGGGCCGGCTGGTAGTCCTTCTCGAACTCTTCACGTTCCCGCACTTCAGCGTGGACGAACGAGACGCGGTTCCAAAGGACAACCACCCAGTGCTTATCCTCCTCAACGACCAGCCAGATGAGCGAGCCGTTGAAGTTGCGCAGCTGATGAGGCGTCGGAGTCACTGGCGGTTCGTACCCATCGACATATAGACGATACGACGGTTGCCGCCATTGAACTCGATGACCTTGTCAACGAATGCCTTAGCCTTCACGTCCTTCTCGAAGACGACCATCTGCTCGTCACCGTTATCGAAGACGATCAGGCCAGCACCTTCATGCGGGCAGACACGGATCTGGCCGACGATGGCGTGAACCGTGTGATTGGTCACAAAGATAGGCTGTTGTTGCATGGGCATTCTGTGTCTCCGTTCAGCAGTTGACTTGAGCTACCTATCCCAAGCCTCAATCACTGTACACAACTATTTTGAGCGCCAGCGCCTTTCATCCTTCAAAGCATCAAATAGTTTGTTCTGCGTGCTGGCCTTAGACTCCATGAGCCGGTACAGCAGCTCGTCCACGGTGCCTCGGGCCAGATAGTGGTCCACAAAGACCTTCTGGAATTTGTTGCCTTGACGCAGCACCCGCCTGATGAACTGGTCATACAGCTCATAGTTCCAGGTCAGGCTGAACCACCCGACGTTGCGGCTGGACTCCTGCATATTGAGACCGTGGCCGATCGACTGCGGATGGCCCAGCAGCAATGGCAGTTCGCCACGGTTCCACTGATCCTCAATCTTCTTGGAGGCACGCATGTCGCTGTCGAAGAACGGTGTCTTAGGGAACCGCTTGAGGATCCGGTCCAGGTCATGCTGGAACTCATAGCCAACCAGATACGGCTGGCCCTGCAGCTCATCCAGCCGTTCCTCGAGCGCGTCCAGTTTGGCGTCGTGGACGACGATGTAGTTCCTGGTGACGGGCGATGACGGTGCAGCCTTGAAGCCCTTGACGTCGTAGCCTTCGTCAGGGTAGATGGCACCGCTGGCGATCTGTCGGCATTTGCCCAGAGCCACGCCAGCGTTGGCCGCAGTGATCGGCATGTGCCCATCCTTCTTCTTTGGCGCATCGATTAGGGCGAACATGTCCTCCTCGACCATCTTGTACAGCAGCTTGGCCTTCGGTGGCAGGTCGACCTCGATCTTCAGAGGGATCATCGTAGGCATGTCGATGTAGTCAGCCGCATCTACCCGCATGGCGATGGGTGACAGCGCTCGGTAGATCTCCACCTCGCCATCAAAGCCGTCCTTCTCCACGGTCTTGATGTCCCAGCGGAACTTCTGGAACGCATGCTGCCGGAAGAACCGAGTACGGAATGGCGTAATGTATGGACCGAACGTACGGCCGCCGTCGACGGTCTTGACCTGGCCATACAGCTTCATCAGGCCGTTGGCAGCAGGTGATCCAGTGAGGCCCCAGATCCGCTGGAAGAACTGCGTGACCTGCTGCATCATGGCAAAGCGCTGGCTGGTCGTGTTGGCAAAGGCGGTCAGCTCGTCGATGACCAGCGTGTCGATCCCGAGCTCCATGAAGCGGGACAGGTCCAGACGAACGCCCTTCTTACCTGACGGCTTGGTGAACGGCTCCATCCCGAACAGCCACTCGAGGCCGTCGGGATTGATGATGTACAGATCCACATCGTCCTTCAGACGGTCCTCTTTATCGTTGCCGTGGAGGACGGTGTACGTGAGGTGCTCGAAGTCTTTCCACTTGTCGACCTCGGCCGGCCACACCAGGTAGCACGGACGGAGAGGTGCTACGATCAGCATCTTGTTGGCCAGACCGCGCTTCTTCAGGTAGCTGAAGACTGCCAGCGTCGTGCTAGTTTTTCCGGCGCCCGGGGATGCGAACAGGAGGTAGGCCGCGTTTTCTAAAAGCCGACGGATAGCCTTCTTTTGGAACTTGTGCGGCTTCCACGGCTTCGCGGATCGCTCTAAGAGCCTCGTCTCGGTCATCAATCAGCCTCGCATCGTAGCCCCATGATTGGAGCTGGTGAAGGCGCCACTCTTGCCGTGCCATCGCATCAGTGCCCGAGTAACGCTTGTGTTCGATAATCAGTGGCCTGCCGTTCGGTATAAGGTACCAACGGTCTGGCCAACCGGAGTGGCCGACCTTGACCGACTCCACTCCGTATAGCTTGAGTGCCTGCCCGGCCACCCAGGACTCGTCAGTGCCCTCGCGGCGACCGGGCATGGCAACCTTCATCAGAAGACCTTGATGCCGGCTTTGTGCAACTCGATTGCCCAGCGAGCCTGGTGCTTGGCGTCATCGAGAGCATTGTGGTAGGTGCCCTCACGAACCGGCTCGATCGACTTCGGCTTCATGCTCTTGATGGTTCGGAAACACCGGTTGTTCCAGAACTGCCAACCGAGCTCTCGGCCAGCTGCACGATAAGCCGCCGCCATGATGGCGTTGTCGAAGTCGCCGCCGTTGCCCCAGATCTTGATGTTGCGGAGGCTGCCGCAGGTCTGGAGGTACAGGTTGAACTGATCCAGCGCGGCCTTGAGCGGCACGCTCTGCTTCTTGTCATCAGCCTGCTGACGAACAGCCTGAGCCGCCCGGTCCTGCTTGTCCCACCATTCGATGGTGCTGGGATCCGTGAACAGGCCGGCCTTCTTGCAGTCAGCCGTGTTGACCACGGCATAGAACTCCTTGCCGAGGCCCGACGGGCCGAACTCGACAGCTCCGATGGAAAGGATGACGCAGCCAGCCGATTGGCCGAGCGTCTCGAGGTCTACCATGATGTCGTTCAATTGTCTTCTCCTTCGTCTTCGTCAGACTCGTCTGCGGTGTTGGTCAGACTCAGACGGTACAGCGTCTTGTCCTCCGACCCTATGATCGTGAAAGTCACAGACGGCTCAACCGTCACGTCTGCGGCCTGAAGCCCTAGAGCCTCTGTTGCCAGCTTCATGCCGTTCTCACGGGCATTAAGCAGTTGGTCGACTAGCTTGCCGAATGACACTAGTCGCTGAGCCTCCTCAATTGTAGGTTTTTCCGCCATTATAGTCTCCTTCAGCTTGTGGTTAGAACTTGCAGGGGCCGTCTTTGGCCTTGCTGAAATAGCACCAACGGCATTTGTCATTTGCCTTCGGCGCAAACTTTGTGTCCTTGAGCAGCGGTGTGGCCCGCTTGGTCCACTTGTCCTGCATCTTCTTCAGACCGTCAGGATGGACCACCACGCCTTCCTCGGCGACCAGGCCCTTGGGAGGACCGTTCCGATAGAAGCGGGTGACGTGGCGGTTGATCAGCAGCTGATCCAGGAACCACAGCTCTCCGTCGATCACCTCGACATCGGGATACGCCAGGAAGCCCCAGACCGCGTACAATTGCAGCTGGACCGCCCCCTCGAGATTGACCTTGCCTGTCTTGTGATCGATCAGGCGAAGCTTCTTCTCGGCGCCAAGCAGGATGCAAAGATCGACGATCACGCGGAGCCACGCATCCTTACCAAACCAGCTGGCCGGCTCCCACTTGTCTGTCATGGCATTCTGAAGCTCGGTCGAGATGACCACGTCCTTGCGCTTCTTCAGGTCTCGTACGGCCTTGAACATCTTCTCGTAGAGCTTCAGCTCCTCCTTCAGACGTCCGCCCTTGTTGACGTAGTCCTCGGCCATCTTGTGAATGGCGGACCCACGGAGCATGGCCGCGTTCTTCGGCTCTTCGATCTTGTCGAGGTAGCCGTACTTGGCCTTGGCGGGACACTGTTCGTAGGTCTGTAGACGAGACCACGACCACGCTAGGAATTTTTTGACCATACCAGCCATTATGCAGCTTCCTTATAGACGAATTTACCCGCTTTGTCATAGTCAACAAGGGCGTTCATGTTCTTTGTGCTGACTGAACCTTCGGTGAGCAGCGGGATGTCAAACTCGAGACTCTCCATCTGAACACGCAGAACCTCCATCTCCGGCTTCATCAGCTTCAGCGGCGTGGAGCCAGTCAGCTGATCGTGGATGTTGAGGTGGAACCGGGTCTCGGGCCGCTTGGCTTCACACCAACGGATAGCCGCTTCCTTCGTGGCGTCCGCTGCCGACCCTTGAACAAGCAGGTTGATCATCTTGTATTCGAACGTCATCACCCGCTTGAACTTCTCGGAGTAAGCAGGATCCTCGCAGTAGTACTCGCGGCCTCCCCATGTGCGGATAGGCTCGTTGTTCCGTGCCCGCTCCTTCATGTCGTCGTTGATGTCCTTGATCCCTGGGAACACCGCCAGAATGGCGTTGAGCAGAGACTTGGACTCCTCGACCGTCATGTTGTTGCCGACTGCCAGAGACGGTGCACCTTGCCCGTAGATGATCCCGAAGTTCGTGTTCTTGACCGGCTTACGATCATAGAGTACGCCAAGCAGCTCAAAGATCATCTGCCGGGTCTGATCATGGAAGTCCATCCACACGTCTGCGAGGTACGTTTCCTTGAGAGGACCGTCCTCGTAGTGCGCCAGGATCCGGACCTCCTGCTGAGAATAATCTCGGTCGATCAGGATCTCATTCGGGCTGTACGGAACAATGTAGCTACGCATGGCTGGCAGCTGAGGCAAGGTCTTGACGCCCATCGACGCCTTGATCTTGGCCAGCTTGGCGGCCGCACGGGTGATCTGGAGCTTTGTCGGCTCCTTGATCCCATTGAGGAAGCCCATCAGAAAGATGAGTTCCTTGAACTGCTTCGGTATGTTCTGGAAGTTCGGTGTGGAGGACAAGCGGCCAGTGGACGTGCCGACCACGTTCTTGCCGTCGCCCTGCTTGACCTGGTTCCAGTTCGTATAGAGCAGCCCATCAGACTTCAGGCCCGTCCCGTGCCACGGTCGCATGAACGTCTTGAGACACGTCGTCAACGGACCCCGATAAGCCAGCAGACCACGCATCTCCTCGTTCGTCACGCCGTCCTGGATGGCCTGCTTGTTGGTCTGGATCTTCCCTGACTTGGTGTAGCCCATCAGACCGTCATCCGCCAGCTTGGCCGAGACCATGGCATTGGCCAGCTCGTCTGACGAGTCAACGTTCATGTGTGGCTTCTTGCAGAGCTTCCGGATGCGGGCATCCAGCTTCTCCAGCGTGGCCTCGTAGGTGGTCAGATCCTTCCCTAGGGTTACCATGTCCAGACGGACGCCATGCTGCTCTGACGCGAGCAGGTGCGGCATCAGACGGCGTTCCCGATCGTACGCTTCGATCATCCCGCGGTTGGCAATGGACCTCCACAGCTTCTCGAACAGCTTCTCGGTCCGAATGACGTCACCATTGGCATACGGTCCGACCACGTCACCAGGAGCATACGAGATGTACTTGCCGAAGGTAGATGGCTTGACAGTCTCCCGCTTGCCTGTCTTGGGGTCGATGCCGAGGTGGCTCTCGATCCAGGCCTTGTGGTCCTTCTGCATGATCCAGTCACGGACAGCATCCTGCTCCTCAGGTGGCATGTCCAAGAAATACTCTGAGCTCGGCTTCAAGGCGAATGTCTTGAGGCGCGGGTCCTCCAGGTAGATCAGGAACATCGAGTCATGCATGTCATGCCACGACGGGATCGGTAGGTCAAAGTGAGCCTGCGCCACGTCGACGTCGAACTTTGCATTCTGGAACAGGATCCCGCGCTTCTGGCGACGGTCCCAAGTAGCCTTGAGAGCTCTGCCGGCCGTAGCCTTGTCACAGTTGTTCCCGCCAGACTTGTGACCCCATGCGAAGAACTTAGGCTTCTTGCCCCACTCCTTGATGGACACCGAGACTGGGACGGGCGGATAGTCCGGCCTGGACTCGATGCCGTCCGTCTCGAAGTCGACGGTGTCGGGCTTCGGCATGATCAGACGGGCGGCCATATCAGAGTTCAACCTTGTTAAGGGTCAGGTTCGAGATGTCAGAATACTTCCGCAAGTTTTGCATCTTGTTCTTCATAATCTCCTCTATGCCAGCCTGAGTTTCATCCTCAATTGCGCCGGCCGCAAAGCATACGGACAGCATGAAGATCAACTGGCCGATCTCCTTATGAAGATGCATCCTGTTTGTCAAGCTGTTAACATTGTCAGGATTTCTGCTTTCAGGACCGTGCCGCAGGATCTTCGACACTGCGTGGATGACCTCTGCACACTCCTCCTGAAGGATTGTGAGAGACTCCCTCTGATCTTGTGTCAGGTCATTGGTCACTGTGCCTGCTTCCCGGCCCGAAGCAGAACGGTCTGCTTCTTGTAGACGGCGTTCTCACGCGCGTAGCGGAGCTTGTTGAACTTCATGTGCATCCGCAGCACCATGTTCCGACGCTTCTTGCCGGCCAGCTCTTTCTCGATGAGCTTGGCCAGCTGCTCTTCGTTCAGGTTGTGGATGGTAGCTTGGAGAGCGTGCCAGCTCTCGAGTGGGTCGATGTTCGCAGCCATGTTCATTCCTATAAAAGTTCAGGGGCGGGCTCGGGGGAACAAGACCGCCCCTGCTAACAACCAAGCGTCAGGGAGGAAACCGCCTGGTGTTAGTACTTGCGACTCGAGCGTGCACCACCCTTGGCTGCGGGCTTGCCGCGTGCAGCAGGCTTGCCTCGGGTGTTGGCGGCCTTCTTCTGGGCCTTCTGCTCATCGGTCGGATACGTGTACGGCTGCTTGAGCTTCTCCATCGCCTCGTCATGGCGAGCGATGACAGCGTCCATCAGCTTGCCGTCAATGACGTCGATCGCCTCGAACGTGATGCGGAACTGGTTGGTGTCGTCCGGCTCGACCTCGAGCATCGTGAACACACCATAGGGCGGCCGCTTCAGCGTCGAGTTCAGTGACTTGGCATAGGCTGCCCAGGCGTTGAGCGCCGTTGGCGGCAGCTTGGCGTAGCCACCTTCTGCCTTGGCGATTGCCGAAGCCGTGTTGACCAGGTTGACGTCGCCGTTCTTCTCGATGGTTCCGGCCGGCAGCAGCTCGAGGCGCCGAACGTCCTTGCAGGCCTTGCCGCGGCCCGTGTCAGCGGACCCCCACTGGTTGAATGGGCAGTCAGCACAGTTGTCGTGCTTCATGTCGGCCACGTCTTCGGGGTTTGGAGCCAGGTCATCCGGATCCTCGGCCAGCGCGAAGCAGACCGGTGGCTCGGGGTTGTTCGGATCATAGCGGCCTTCATAGAAGGCCTTCTCGTGCATGGAGCCGGCAACGATGACCGCCACCTTGTTGCCCTTGATGGGCGCGCCGTCGAACGAGAGGATGCCAGCCTTGAAGCTGAACGACTTGCCGAGACCGCCGCCCTTCTCCGAGTCTGCCAGCTTCTGAGCATCTGCTTCGAGACGCTGTTCCCAGCTCACGATCGCTGTGCCGGGCTTCTTGGCATCGGCCGGCTTCTTTGCCGCTCCGACTGCCGTCGATTTTGATGGTGCTCGTGCCATGGTAATGTCTTCTCCTTGGTGGACTGGTTTGATCAGACCTTGGTCAGGCTGATGCTGACGGCCTTGAACAGGTGAACACCCGGTACCGGCTTGCCGGCGTCGAGGATCTCGCTGACCGATGCTTCGGACAAGCGACGCTGCATGAGGTCGGTGCGTTTGGTCTTTCGGATGTAGCCGTAGAAGGCTTCCCAGTCCTGGACCTGCGGAACTTCCTTGGTGACGACGCGAACGTTGGCCTGCTTGCCGCTAACGCCGGTAGCGTTGGACTTCGGCAGCTCGTTGATGACGTGTTCCTGGATCTTCTTGCGCTCGGTGTCCAGAGCTTCGAGCTGCTTGTTCAGTGCCGACATCTGAGACTTGATATCGTACAGCCGGTCGGCGCATCCGCCGATTGTCTTCGGGACCTTGATCACCGGCTTCGCAGCAGCCTTGCCGGCTGCCGTCTTGGTAGGTGCAGTTGCCATGTAATATTCCTTCAGCAGGTTGGGTGGACAGGACTACCTAATCCACCCGTCGTTGTAAACAGCCAAATTCGATGTTATCTCAGCTGGAGGGTCTGTCCTAGCATAGGTGCAGGCCGACCGTCGGTGCCGACAGGGCGATGCAGCTCAGCATCTCTGGCAGCAGCCATCCCTGCCATGGCAGATGCAGCGTCAAGGCTAGTCGCTTCGGTCTTAATCTTCTTGTCCGAGTCAACATTGTTATTGACGTACGTTTCGATCAGTGCCTGCTCGCGGTCGTTCAAGGCGAACTTGGAGACCTTCTTGCGGATCTCCATGACCCACCCCATGGCGAAGCTGTTTGCTTCTGCCGTGATCTGACGACCGTAGCCGTTGCCGGCACCATAGTAGTCACTGCGTGACGAGCTGAACTTGGCACGGGCCTTGAACAACTGGCGGCTCAACACATCGGCCGCGTATGTGGCCAGGTCGAGGCGGTCCTTCGGACCGATGAAGATCACGTCTGCGTAGTTGTTCAGGTTGCGGCTGTGCTTGGCTACCCACAGCAGCTCGCAGCCAAAGGATACAGCTACAGCCTGCATCAGAGTGATCTCGTAGTCTTTGGGCTTCGAGACGGAGAACTTGCTCTTTACGCGAGCTTCCTTGATAGCCGAGAGGTCGACAGCCTCCATGTCAAGGCCGTTGTCAGCCATCAGC